TCTTTACTTAATTTAATTTGAGTATCTAATGATTCTGGATATAATTCATCATAATCAGAATCATTCTTTTGTTTCATTGTAATATTATATTTAGACATTTATTTCCATTCTCCATTTGATCCTATTTTTACGATACATTGTTTCCAAGCACCATTAACGCCATAATAAACAGTACCTTTAACCCATTTATTATTAACTCCTACATATACATTGTTATCATCTGATGAAGTATCTTGCCAAATAGCATATACAGTTCTTACATTATTATTCCATTGTTCCACCCATGTTTTATAAGAACCAGAAGAAGTAGTAGACCATCCTAACAATATATGATCTGCATAAGACAATGAAGGCTCAGTAGGAATATTATTAGTTTTAGTTCCGGTGCCATAATAATAATTTGTACTACTACTACTACTAACAGTAGTTCCACCATTTTGAGGATAATAAACCATTTGCTCTTGTTTTTTATAAACCCCATAAAGAGTGGTGTAGCCAGCGCCGTAGGCTTGTTTATAGTCTGTATAACTTACAGAGCTACTTGACGACGATATACTCCATCCCTGAAAAGAATAGGAAGAATCAGATAAACATGAAGTATTAACAGTTCCATAATCAGTAGACATTACATGCCCACCATCATGATCTCCTCTTCCATAATAATACGCATCAGTCGTCTTTGTAGAAACAGAAACAGATTGTCTTGAACTACTTCCTCTATAATAATATTTTGTGTCGGTAGTAGTCCCCCCACCTTTAAAATAAACCCCATAAAGAGTGGTGTAGCCAGCATTATAAGCCCGTTCATAGTCTGTATAATAAAAATCGGTGGTTCCGTCTTCTGTTGCCCATCCCTGAAATTCATAAGTGCTATCTGCCGCACAAGAAGTAGTCACTGATCCATAAGTGGTCGAAACATCTCCTTCTTCATATACACCTTTACCATAAATATAAGAAGTTTCTTTTTTTTCGTATGCTGTCACAGATCGTCGAGTACTATTGCCTCTATAATAATATCTTGTACTTGTAGAAGTTTCATCTTCTTGACTATATATGCAATATAAGGTCTGTCTATTAGCTGTAGCCCAACTATTCAAAAATTCCATGTGAGCATCATAAATACCATTCCTGCTGGAATCAGTCGAGGCGCCAATTAAATTCCATCCTACTAATGTGCATTCACTACGCAAGTTTGGATTGTCAAGACTGTTAAGTAACTTAGAACTACTAAATCCTTTATAATATACTGTTGCAGCATATTTAGGTAAATCTAAATAATATACATAACTGGCGCTACCAACAGTAATAGCTGTATCATAATATGTATCACATAATACAATTTGCAATTCTAAGGAGCTTTTTTCTGGATAGGCATCTAAAGTAACATATCCAGAACTTCCAGACAATCTTCCTTTATACCAATAACGATAATTAGTAAAAGAACCACCTATATAAATATAATAATTACTTGTTCCTCTAACTTGTATTCTCGCCCCATCATTAAACCCATTAGGCCCAACCCATGATGCAGAAGTAGGTTTTGCAAAATTAGCCATTATATCTCTCCTTTAAGCATCATAAGCAATCAAAATAGCGCCATTAGTAACCCCTGGTAAACTGGAAGCGTTACCATGCAAAATGATCTTATAAGGTAAATAAGATTCAGGTATCTTTCCACCAGACAATTCTGCTCTCTGACTTAAAGCAGTATTCATTTCACTTATAGTTTTATTGAAAATAGCCATAGTAAATTGATCTGTGCCTACATAAGCAGTTATGTCATTATCACCTGTTGACAGTTCTGATGCTCTAACTACATCACTCATAATTACCAACCTCCTTCATCAGCTTGTGCCCAAGTCAATCCTAATTTATCAATATCAGCAAATGTTTTGCTTAATGCCGTTACTTCATCGAAAGTATATGCCTGAGCAATTTCCCCGCCAGTTACTTGAAACCAAACATCTCCTGTTTTTATGTCTGCAGGAGGCTCAGTGCTTACCTTTATAATATCAGGCTTATCTTGAGGTTTAACAGTTTCTTCTACTGCAACTATTTTAGTAGTAATACTGTTTATTGTTTCCGCAACCATTTTCTTTGTATCAAATTGTGCATTTTGTAATTGATTCAAAGCATTTGAATACTGAAAACGGTCCCAACTATTCTTAAATTCTTGCCATATTTCTCTATCATTCTTATGAATATCTTGGCTTCTTTCTGAATATTTCATATACAAATTATCCCTTTTTACGTAACTTCTCCAGTTATTTGAAACCAAAAATCACCAGGTTGTAATCCCTCCGGCTCTTCTTGAGATACTACATATCCAATCGTATACCAATTCAAAGTATATTTTTGAATAGCATTTAAAGTATCATTCATTGTATTAAAATAATCAGCAGTAATTATTTTTTTCTGATGATCGGGAATTTGCTCCAAAAACTCATTTGCGGCCTCTATATCTCCACGGCTCATAGCAGATTGATATTGTTGAATCAACTCTCCATCTTCTGCCGTTATATTTTGCAACGTCTCAAAAGTTTGTATTTCATCAGGAAAAACAGTCATATTTTCACTTCCTTTTTAAGATAAATCAAGAGTATATGTGCCTGGTTTATCAACAACAATTTGACGATAAGCCCATAACTCACTTTGATTTAAATAACGTACATAATAATTCCCTGCGTTTGATAATTGCAAATTTAATTTATAATTCTCAGTAGTCCCGGAAGCAACTAATACTCCTCCTGTATCTAAAACTTGTATAGGCGTTTTTTCATACATTGTTGTTATATCTAAATAAATATATTGATTGCTATTAGAAGTTGTATAATATGGATAAAACGTAATAGCATTAATATTCATAGATACAGAATCAGAATAAGTAACAGAAAAAGATTTTATTATGTACTTTTTTTCTTCTTGTCCTCTTGCTGTATGAGTAAATAAAATATTAACATCTAACCAAGGAATAGGCAAAGTAGATAAAGTAATACTATCATTTAATCTTGTTGCCCAATAAAGCTCTATATTTGCTCTTTGCAAAGCTAAATCATCATTTATGATATTATCATATTCTCCACCATAACACACTTTGCGAATTTCACCAATAGACCCATACACATAAAAAGGACTATTCACATTCAAATCTTTAGCAATAGCATATACTTGGTCATGTCCCAACAAAATATACGGAGGCTCTTCATGCCTAAATTGAATTACATAATACTCTCCTTCAGAAAGCGACCTAATAATAGTACCGTTAGGATCAGCTAAAGATTTAGGCTGTGATCCATCTGCATTCATAGATACAAATTCAAAATTTCCAGAACCAGAAGGAGCGATAAATCCCAATGTCTCATTATAATCATAAGCCTCTGGTCCAGCAGAGTTGGGCAATGTTAAAACATTAACATTAGCACCTTCATATCTAATACTCTTTATCTCAGGAGTTTCACAATAATAATCTACTTCGTTAGTTCTTCCATAAACTTCTATAACATTTTTCACTGATTCAAAATCTGTATTTACATCTTCACCAATCAATACATCTTGCAAAATTGAATCAGTCATTGTTATCGGTTCATCTTCATCAGCGGGAATAGATTCATAATGAAATATACCATCTATATCAAAATAAACTTGATAATTAGGAAGAATATCTCTAAGTTCTTCCAATAAATTATACAAAGTCCCGCCCCTATCTATTTGTATATCATAAGGAACTTCTTGAATTACACCATCAACATTCTTACACTCTTCTACAACATATTGCTCAAATCCTGCTAATTTAATAGTTGCAATAATAGCATCTCTTACGTTGCTACCTTCTGGAATAAGAGTAGGAACACCAGGTAAATATCCATTCCTTAATCCAGTCATTTTTGCCATTAAATCTAATCCCTGCAATGACAAAGAATTGGTAGTAGCATCATAAGTCCATGAAGGAGCATTAACCATAAATATACCTTGATTATACCATTGTATCTCTCCAGTGAGTATATTATTATATCCAACTAATATCTTTATATATTTATCTAACCAAACATTGCTTCCTGGTTCTGCATTGAATTTATCATCTACTGCAATTAATGTTAAATTACAACTTCTTCTTAAATCACTATCTGCATCAACATCTATTGATAAATCCATTAAACTTCCACTTATCTCATCGTCCACTTTATATTGTCCAGATTCAAGAGATAAAATTTGAATTTTAAGATATAATGCAGTATTCTTTTGTTTTAATATCTGTAAATCTGCTTGACTAAGACTTATCATATTAATACTCCAAAGGAATCATCCCATTATTATATAAATCATCTCTATTATTTGGTTCGCCTATTTCTGTCCAAGAAGAAGTTACTGTTGTTATTCCCATACCATAACTTGCGTTATAATCAACAGAAGGAGAATCTACAATAATAGCAAGCCAAGAATTTCCATTCCAATCTTTAATAACTTTTGGCTTTTTATTAGTCAAAAATTGTAATATTCTATTAGTTTTATCAACAATTTCTCGACGATTTATTATCCCATTTTTTTCAAACCCATCAGGGAATATATTACCTGTAATACCGCCCGTTTGATAATTAGGTGTCCCATTATAAATAATTGTTGGATACTTTTTTCCAAAGACTTGATAAACTCCTACTTGCCGATTCTGCATTGTAGTAGAATAACTGACGCCATTATAAAATTTAATAATACTATCTACATCACAAACAAAAACTCCTCTAAAATTAACAAGAATTTCATTCGTAATATATTCCATTTCATGCCCAAAAGTATCAACAGGAACAAGAGCATATTCATAAATAGTATTATTTTCTGAAACTAAATTATCATAAAAATGAAAATTATATTCTCCTCTGCGGTTTAACTGAAAATCTTGAATAGTAATCCAATCAAAATCGCCCTTAACTCTTCTCTTAAACCGAACTCCATCAGCAAATGAAATCTGACCTAACGAACTTCCTGCATCTAAAGTCCCATCAAAATGAGCATCCATAATAGTATCTATTCCCCATCCATCAGGAGGGACATTAGTGTAATTAATATTTGTATTTTTAGAAACTATTAAACGATCATATATACCGCCTTTTATTTTTACAGTAGTAAATACATCGCCTTGACTAAAAGGAAGAGGATCAACCGAATTTCCATCTGAATAAAAATTATATCCTAAAAGTCCTATCATGTCTGTTCCCCTAAATTCTCTATAATTAATTCAAATAAATTATCTACGTATTTGACCCATAAAAATAACTGATCTTTATCTTTAGGAATAGGTATTGCATCACTAAAAACAACATGCACATCTTTAATTGATGTTAAATCAGGATGATTGTCGGCATGTAATTCAAACCAGGCTAAATTTTCTTCCTTGTCCTCATTATAAAAAATACCAACTTGTTTTATTTCATTTTCCAACATTATATTATAAACATTAGGTATACCCCCACCAATAGTTTCATAAGTATCAAAATCTCTTCCCCATACTCTTAAAACATATCCATCAGGAATAACAATATTTTTATCCCAAGTTACAGAAGGGGTCTTTTTATTCTTTGTTCTTAGATCAGCTTCCTTATTATCAATATACTCAATGTCTCCCTCACCTGTACCAGGTGAAGAACTTAAATTTACAGTTATTTCCACTCTTCCTTCATCACATAAATTATTTAGTTGAAGAGCATCGCTTCCTACTCCAGATTCTATATAATAAACACTAAAATCAAAAATATTCGGATAGGTGTCTATAAAATCATGTTCCGTTACTATATCTACGTCAATATGATATCTACGGCCATTTTGTAAACCTGTAAAAGTTCGACTAAAAGTATATTTTCCACTATTCTCTACATAAGAATATGATACTGTTTTAACACCGGTCGAAGTTATCAAAACATCATTTTCATCATATAATTTTATATTATATGATTTTAATAATTCTTTACTTCCAATGCCGGGGCTATAATTAAATATAAAATTATAACTGGAGTAACTGAGACCTTGAATATAATTAGCACCTAAAACCACAGGAGTAGATATTGCCCAAAATACTATAGTATTAGAAACTGATGATGTACCATCATCATTATATGTCGTTAAAAAAGCCCGATATTGTTTTTCATTGGAAATAGAATTAATAGGCATACTATGTTCATATATCCCGTCACCTTTATACCAAGGATATAATTTTGAAGTTCCCTGATAGACATAATTATCGCCAGAACTGGATATATCTTGCACATACAATTTACTTCCTTCCGGCTCATCTCCCCCAGCTATTGAAAAGCGGAAGGGTATTGAATTGCCAAAAGGAGCACCAGTCAAAGCGTTAAAAGTAGGTTGAGACAATAAATTAGGCGTTGCTAAAGACATGAAACCACCTCCTTATCATTTAGGTGCTAAAATAAAACCCTGACTCATTTGCCCTTGAGGTATAAATACTTTAACAGTTTGATTTGTAACTAAATCTCCTATATTTCCTCCATACACAGGCAATTTGTAAATTTTATCTTTTACTTTTACTTTCTTTTCTCCATCTTCTAATACTACTAATCCAGTATATATTTGAGTTGTATTTTTTCTTACTTTAGCATCAATTAATACTTCAATAGCATCTATAAAAATTTTATTGAGATTAACCATATACTCCCCTTAAAAATATAAGAGGGGAAGTTATCCCCTCTTATATGCTGTCTGATAAGCAAAATTAACTAAAGATTGAACAAATTCTTGAACGTCATTTTTATTCTTAATACTTGGGAAAGATAAATCTACATTACTCATATTAAGCTGGAATCCTTTGTCTTCTGTCGGTAAATTGCTTAAAAGATCAATAGGATTCATTTTGCCCCAATCCCATAAATTCTTTGTGACATCAGAAGGGAGAATACTATCCCCAGTATTTAATAACCTAAGTTCAGGCCCTTCTTCTCCCACAAGAGACATACCGCCTTTAGAAGACAAAGTACCCTTAGCATTCTTTTCAACTAATTTGCTCCAAAGACCATTAATTGGATTATATTTAGCACCAGGAGTATATGGATGTACAATCTCATAATCTCCTCCGGCTGTATGAATAATATCACCAATAGTAGCACCTTCTGGAGCATTACCGCCTGGAGCTACATCTAAATGTTTCCCGCCACCAACATATTCACTTTGATAGCTACCATCTTCATTAACTCCTGTAATTCTATAATTACCACCAGCAGTTGAAACTATTGTGCCAACAGGTAATCCCTTAGTTTGTGTTTTACCATCCTTAATATCAACATCTATAACACCGACACCAGGAACCCAAGCAGTACCCGGAGTCCCTCTTCCACCTTCGGCATTTGGACCAGATACTACTGTATTTTCATCTTGCCCTGTTTGCCAATTTTCGTTTTTGAGTTGTTGCATGAGTTGAATATATCGGTCAACATAATCCTGTAAATTACCAAGACGTTTTTCCCAATTATCTCCCTCAAGTTTAATACCTAATATTTGTTCGGCTAATAAACGATCTTGAAGATCATTGACTTCGTCAATAGCACTACCATATTCATCAACATAATCCTGCCAATATTTAATTTTTTCTTCAAGAATTTTTAACTCTTCGTCTCTATTTTTCTCTAACTGCTCTATTTGCTCTTCGAGAGCCTTTTCAGCCTTATATCTATCCAGCTCTTTTTGCGCTTCAGAAATAGCGTCTGTATCTTGTATATATTGAAACCGTCCATCTTTATATACATACAATTTTTGAGTACGAGCTTTTGCTAAGGCATCCAACTTTTCTTGAAGCTCTATCTGCTCATTAGTTTCTTCATTTTGCTTCTCTAATTTTTCTATCTCAGCATCATATTTATCATTAATAGCATCTTTTTGCTCTTCGAGTTTGTCTATTTCTCTTTGAGCTAATTCAGCTACATAATTTAAGGCTTTTTCAATATTATCAGCTTCAGTTTCCCACGCATCACGTTCAGCCTCTATATAATTATCGAGCGCATCTTTTCGTTGTTCAAGATAATACTCATAATCAATTAAGCCTTGTTCATACCAATCGTCCATCCATTCCATGACGCGACGCCAAGCATCAATTTCATTATCAGTGCCCCAATCATTGAAATAATTACGATCTTTTATATAATCTTCTGAGCGTTTTAATCGTTTATCAAAGGCATCCTGTTGGAGTTTAAGAATATCTTCTTCATAACCCCACCACTCTTTCTGAAGCTCCATTATATACTCAGACTCATCGTCAAGTCCTTGTTTTCTATAACTTTCAGCTTCATCATGAGCTTTCTTTTGCATTTGACGTAAATGAGCTATCTGTTCTTGTTCAGTAGCACCATTCTTTTCCATTAAATACAATTTATGATCTAATATATCCATCTGTTCTTTATACAGATCATTTTGTTCTTTAATGGCATCATTTTCATCCTTTATTGCTTTGGTAGAAGATTTAGCAGTAGATGTCTTTTTCTTGGAAGCAGAAGATGAAGAGGAAGAAGAAGGTTTTTTAGAAGATGGCGGTTTCGAGGTAGAAGGTTTTGACCCAGAAGGTTTTTTATCTCCCCATAAATTTCCAACAGTGTCTGAAACATCTATTATAGATTGTCTTCCTGTACCTTGAGCATATCCACCTTTTACATCTTCTTTTTCTACTTTATACCCAACATTCCTACTAATGTCTTTATTAGAAGTAACAACCGCTCCTTTGGGTAAAGTAACTATTTCAGGACCTTGTTCTCCTACCCAATATTGCCCGGCTCTATTTACTTTACCTCCCTGAGCTTTGCCGCCGCCAAGATCAGGAATAATATAACCTAAAACTTTCTGAGCACCGGAACCAATTCGTGAAATAATTCCCTTCAAACTATTCCAAATTGAACTGACTCTATTATAACAATTTTGGGCAGCAGAAATTAAACTGCTGAATGCGCCCTGAGATGCACTTGTATCTACTGGATTATTTGTAACCTCTTGTTGAGCATCTTTTACTCCTTCAACAGGTCCAGCAGCATCTTCAGCCGCAGACTTTTCTTCATTTAATTCGGTCTGACTTGCATCTGTATTAGCCGGATTTTCAGTCACTCTCTTTTGAGCAGTGGTAACTAATTCTAATGCTCTTGCATCAGCATCTGCTACTCCCTTGCTCTCTAAGAAAGAAGCAATCATGTCAACATTCGCATTAGCCAGTCCTTCAACGCCTAATTGAGCCTCTAACATCGTATAAGCTAAATTAGTGACTTGTTCTTGAAATTCCTCAAAAGTGGTAGAACCAGATACAAGCCCCTCAAGAATTTCATCCCAACCTTCCAATCCACTAAATGCTTCATTTAACTGCATAATAGACTCAAAACTTAACTGTCCATTTTCAGCAAATTCAGCTACAGATTGAGAAAGTATGTCAAAATATCCGCCTACATCTCCTAAACCACTTAATTGCCCTGATAAAGAATTTATGCTTTCTGCCGCCGCCTCAATAGTTGTTCCAAAATGATCCTGAAAGAAATCAAGAACACTAATGGTTTCTCCATTTAGTACCATTACAGCATTCTTTAATCGCTCTGGTAACTCTCCTGTCTTTGTGTATAACTGAGTCATTGTATCCCAATATTCAGTTAATACGCCCTCCTGCTCTAAAAGGTCATCATTAGCTTCAGCTATTTGCTCAAAATCGCCAGAACTTAAAGCCTCATCAACTGCTTTTTGATAATTGTTCCACTGAGTAATTGCTTTTTCGATATATAACTCAGTGTCCATCATTTCTCCAGTAATAGTAGCACGAGTTTTTTGCCCTGATGCTATTCTATCACTGGTCGGAGAAGCAGTTAAAATAGCTTCTAATTTTTCAGTCTCAAGAGACGCTATATTGTTCTTCATCTGTTTTAATTGCTCATTATAAGCTGCTAAAACAGATGCACTTGCACCGCTACCCTCTAATTCTGCTATTTTCTGTTCAAGTTCGGAAACAGCTTCTGTTGTTTCATCAATCTCATCTTGAATAACATGCTCGGCAGTAGCTTCTTCCATAGATTTCTTTGCAGCAAATCCAACAGTAACAAGCGCACCGGCCAACATTGCTATTGGTCCAGCAAAAGTACCTATTTTACTTAACGCACCAGACAATTTACCGACAGAACCAGAAGCACCACCAGCGGCCTTAGCAATACCACTTATAGCATCACCAGTAGCAGAAGCCGCAGAAGCAGCTTTGCCTACATCTCCCATAGCGGAGAACAATTTACCCATATTAACAAATTTAGTTCCCACTTTCCCAGCAATAGCTAAGAAACCTGTGAGAACTCCGCTTAATAAAGTAAATTGTGTTACTGCTACGCCAACATCTGTTGATAATAACTCTAACCCAGTGTTAGCTAAATCTAATATTCCTTTAACCAAATCACTATCTATAACAGAAGTAGATAGTTCTTGGAAAGTATTTTTAAGGTTGCCAACTTTTGCCTCTAAGCTATCCATATAAGCGGCATTTTCTCTTGTGGCAGAACCCGCAGAATCCATTGCAGTTGCCGTTGCGCTTATAGCAGATTCAAAGTTGGTCATAACAGAAGTCAATACATTGAACTGGTTTTTACCAGCAAGAGCTTCACCAATAGCAGCTTGCTCAACATTTGCCAGCTCATCCCAAGCAGCAGATTGACCTTCTACACCTTCATATAAATCTTTTAATATATCATAGGTTGAGCGCATTTCTCCTTGAGAATCTCTCAAAGAAATATTAACTTTGCCATTAGCAGCTACATATTTATCTGTTTCAGCCGCTAATGCTGCTATGTTCAACCCTATTGTTCGTAGACCATTGCCCACCTTACTTGGCTGGCCTACAAGGATTTCAGTCTTTTATGTTTAGAATTTTTTGTTTAAATGAATTGTTCTAATTCCTTTTATATTTCTATAAAAAATAGACCATATCTTAATATATAATATTTTATATATTTAGGGCGCTTAGGCTTTCGCCTACACTACTCACTTCGTTTGTTAATACAACTTATTCTCTATTAAGAGTTACATTTATTATTTGCTTTCGTTGGCCGTTGAAGGTTATACTATATTTCAATAGTATCTTCCCTGCGGATTGTCTACATATTTTTATTCTTATTACTATACCTTTGGCATTACCCTAAGCCCTTATAATATCACTATTATAAGTTAGTAAATAAAACTTTAAGATATCCCCGCAATTCACCCTATACTGGCAAGAAATCCACCAGCCGTAACCAAACCTATCGTCTCTTCAAATGTATTCCCTGTTGTTCCTAATGCTGTACCAGCTTTTATAAGAGCAGTAGATAAATCATTAGTACCAACAGCAAAATTATTGGCTGTCTCATTGCTATATTAAAATAAATTTTTATTATTTGTTTAATATTCGACTATATCTTTATATTTAACTAAATATATCAGGGCGCTTGGGCTTTCGCCTACTCTACTCACTTCGTCTATTAAAATAGCTTATTCTCTATTAAGAGTTACATTTATCATTTGCTTTCGATAGTCTGTGAAGATTCATCTTTGTTTCAAAAGATGCTTTCCTGCGGATTGTTTATTATTATATCCTTTTTCCTTATTACTATTCCTTTGACATTACTCTCAGCCCTTATAATATCACTATTATAAGTTAGTAGAAAAAGACATTAAAATATTCCCGCAATTCACCCTAAAACGGCCTTTATTAAAACCGCATCAATAATATGCTCGGAATTTTCAGCCTCTATATTAAAGGCTTTCATTTGAGAGATCAAAAATTGTGCTGCGTCAGCACTTGATACTTGAGTATCAGCTATATTTGTATATTTAACCGCTATTTCTGCTAATAAAGCAGAATCACTGTCATTGAAAGAATTCTTTCTAAATTCAGTAGCGGCTTGTAACATTTCCGACAGTTAATTATCTATTGGGCCATATTCTTCCATTTGTTCATTTTGTTCTCGATTATCTTCTTCGATCATTGATTCAATAATTCCTTCATCTACTTTTTCTCTTGAAAAAATAGCACAAAAAATTCCTGTTATTCCTACCATAATAAATGGCAAACAAACAACAATTTTTGGCAATTCAGAAGGACCAGCATAAAGAATAGCCAAAAGAATAAACCAAGCAATGATTAAAACAAAAACAAACAAACACACCATGACTCCCATCTCCTTTTTAATTCTATTATAATTTTATCATTCATAAAATTAAAAAGTCAATAGACAATTTTAACGAAAATACTTTCATATTTTCCTGGACTATTTCTTCACCCTATAATATTTGGAGGGGTCGAACTTTTAAAGTCTCTTGACACATCCCTCATCAGGACTTCGCAACCAATCAACCATTCAATGATTATATAATCATTCCAGACTTAGGTATTTCTACCATATCTTATTCTATTTATTGTTAATAGTTTCCCGCATTCATATTATCATATCTCATATAATATTGTAGCTAAATAGACTTTAGGTGTTATTGGATTTTGAACGATTCTCAGTGCTAATTTACCATCTTAACACTCCGGCCAGAAATATTAACCGGTACGCCCAAACTGTTTACCAGCTTGAGATAATTGTGAAGTATAACTCTGCAGTCCTTCTTCACTCAGGTCAGAAACTTTCTTGACATTTATATTAGGAAGTAATTGATAAAATATCAATTATATGGACGCTACTCCATTCCCCTGTTTATATAACAGCTTTAATTTTCATTAAAGATTAGACTATATCTTCTTCTATAAATAATAGAAGTGTGCCATTTCAAAATACCAAACACTTGTATTTTTACTCCTTTTCAGGATAGTCGTTGAACGTTCCTTTATTCAAGGCTTCGCTGCTGATTATCTATTAATATTTACTTAGGATTTAACCATATAAACATATTTTGCTTTTTTTCTACTTTCGTAACATTCACACTTAGGCATGTTTCATCCTTATGTTGTAGTAGCAAAATCTTTAAGACGTCCCAGCAATTAGACACATATTTTTACACTCATCTCACAATAAGCGAGAGCAAAAAAGTTCACTCTGTCAATGCGCTATCTAATTCAAAGACTTGATCCACCATAGACCTAATAGCACTTGCCGAAGCATCCATAATCATATTTGCTTCTTGGAAAGTTAAGCCTATGTCCTTAGCAATGTCATTCAAATTTTTAGCACTATTTGTCGCCTTATCTAATCCCGAAGAATCAGCACTTATTTTTATTTTAGAATCTATTCCTTTTAACTGACTCTTTATACTTGATAAATCAAGTTCTACATCAGTTATAATAGAATAATTAGAGCCTCCTGCCATAACTCACCCATCCTTCATTATTTATTATTAATTTTGCTCCATGCAATAAGTATGGCTTCAGCCTGATCGTCTTGAGTTTTCTTGCTTTTAGGTCCATGCCATTCTAATTTTAAATTAAATAATTTATTTGCCATAAGAATAGCTTTTTCCTTTAGCACTTCTCTTTTACGACCATCTTTTGTTCCATCGAACATATTTAACCTACTTCTCCAAACAGTAGGAGAAATATATTCAATTTCTATATCAAAATTAACACAAATATCAAAAATAAAACCATGAACAGCCCCCAATAATAAAAGATTTTTACTACTTCTGCTTTCTAAAGGGACATCTTCCATATAAGCCATTATAGGTTCATATTTTTTAATTATTTCTTCTATTTGATCTTTTTGTTCTATCAATCTTTGATGCCATTCATCACTCTTAGCTCTGATTTCTGTACTGTAAACTAAATTTTTATTATTAAAAATAGAAATACCAGTACAAGTAGTGGACGCATCAATCCCCATAACTACACTCATTAACTTTTATCCAATCCAATACCAGAAGTATGGCGTTTCCATCTTAATCCAGCGGCAGTCATTCCAGCTTCAAAATATTTTCTTAATTTATTTTTCCCTAAAACTTTTTGAAGTTGTTTAAAAGCATTTCTTTTAGTAGTCCAAAATCCTGTTCCAAACACATGACCTGCCATACCTTCATAAATAATATCAGCCAATCCTTGTCTAATATCCTCTCCAGTGAATACAGAAGGGTGGTATCCTAATTTCTCAGGTGCCCATTTAAACTCTGATGAAATTCCTCCACCACCCCCTGATGTCGCTTCCCAGGCTTCTCCAAAAGTATAAGTTCTTCCATATACATTAGGAGACCCTGCACCATACACCACTTCTTGAATAATATCATAATTTTCTTCTAAAATTTTATCAGCAGTGTAATCTACAGCTTTCTGTAAGGCAGGTTCTAACAATGCTCTTAATTCCGCATCATTTCGAGCGCCCATTTTTCACCTTCAAAGAATTATCTATATAATTTACAATTTGAGTCAAACTTCTTTCAATAGAAGTATAATATTTAATACATTTATCAATGTCATCTAAATTTAAAATCTGACTTTTCACAGCATCAATTAAACCAGAAGAATATAATAATTCATGCCCATTCTTACTAATTTCTTCATCTTTTATATCTGTACAAAAATGAAGAACTAAAACATCATAATTTATTTGTTTTTTATCCCAATCGTCAAATTTCATTACACCACGAGCAATGGCATATACTTCAGAATAATCTAAATATCTTTTTACATGAACATCATATTCTTCAAGATAGATGGCATCTTTTTCCTTTATTTGTTTCATACAAAACTCCCTTTATAATTTAATAAATTTTGCAATATAAGCTCCTCCTAAGCCTATTAAAACTAAAATTAAAGGCCAATTATTTTTTATATATTGCAAAATATCAAATTTTCCTTTATCTTCCACTAATTGAATTTTGTTACTAACTTCATCTATTTTATCATTAGTTCTGTCTGATAAAATATTGAACTCTTCGCGAATTTCCTTAATAGATGTAGATTGAAGCTCCATTTTTTCATTTAATGCCCGCATAGAATATTGCACCTCTTGCATAGTTTCGCCCAACAATTCACAAATTGATACATTTCTATCCACCATCTCTTTTAAAAATGGGCGCGTACTTTCAATCTCGACCAACCTTTTATCTATATTATTTAATCTTTTATAGATTGCATCAATATCTTTCTCTACATCCATTTACAGCGCCCCTTTAATAGACCACTTCCCATTTCTATCCTTAGATAGTTTTACATAAACTGGAACATAATTGAACGGATTTTTTAAGATAATAATATTATTTTTAACTTCTATATATAAAGAATTTTTCTTTTCAAATTGTACTTTATAATAATTCTTAGGTATCACTTCTGGTTTTTTTTTACAAGTATTGTTCATTCTTGGATTAACCCTATATTCATTATTTTTATTGCAATAAAATAAAAAAGGACAAAATCCATTATCTACATTGCATTTTCCAGCTTTAATATTAACATATTCACACATTTTTCTAATATAAATATAGGAGGGTTTTCCCTCCTATATTTATCAACTATAAATTATTCTACAGTCACCTTAACAAATGCAGGTTCTACTTTGCCTGTATAATCAGTTAAATTGACAGAAACAATAGCTATACCAGCAGTAGAACCAGCAGTTATTTTACCATCATGTGCCCCAACAGCAGTACCGGTAGCAGTAGAAGCAGGATCACTTTCTATTGCAAAAGTAAAGTTAGAATTATCTTTTCGCTGTGCAGGAAGAGAACCTTTATAAATTACTCTAACAGATAAGGTTTCAGTCCCATTTTGAGAAAGTTCAACATCACCGTTTTCTACAGCAATACCAATAACATCATCCTGCCATTTAGCATTATAAATTTCCTCGGTCATAGTACCATAATAGGGGTCCTCTTCACAACTGGTCTCATCATTAATGGCTAAAGCAGAACCAGTTAAAGAAACGGTAGCAGCACCAGTAGAAGTTAATGCAAGATTTTGATTACTTTATGTTCACATAAGTTCGTTAATCTTATGCCGTTTTTAACAGCTTACACTTTCGTGCAAGAACAGACTATATGTTCAACTTAATTGTTCGTTATTCGTCATGTCAATATACCCAATAGAATGACCGGCCAACAAATAATCAATTTCTTGTTGTAATTTTTCTATTGTAGGTATACTATCTTTTTTATCACCTAAAATACGCAAAACTTTATACCCTTGATTAATCAACCAATGATTTCTACGTCTATCATAATCTTTCATATCTTTATGCCAAAATACCCCGTCATACTCGACATCAATCTTAACATTATTAAGAATTAATAAACAATCTAAATTTATCTTATCAACAGGATAACCAGGTTTACAATTTTCTTTGCCATATAATTGAATTAACATATTGATAATTTTTTGTTCTGGCTTAGATGTTGGTACTGTCCCATTTTTATACATAGATTTTTTAGCCTTAGCTTGCAATATATCACTTTTAACAGGATTATCAACACCATAATTTTTAATCATACTATTTTTAAATTTTTCTTGCCCTATTTTTGTTTGCATAGCATAAGGTTTGCCATATTTAGAAATCATTGACTCTTTAGCTTTAGCTCGTAATTCTTTATTTCCCCATAAAGAAGTTGAATTATATTTTCTTAATAAAGTATCTCGTATTTTTAATTGTTTACATTGTTTGCACGCCTGTTTACCACGATTTTTCCCAATATTATAATTTGCATATCTTGTTTGATATTGTCTTCCGCAATAATCACATATACAAATCACATTCATTCGACTTCTTAAAGGCATGTCTTTTGCAGGAACAAAAAACTCATCACCAATATATGTATAATGATATCCTTTGCTAATATAATGTTTTTTATTATTTGAAGACCATTTTACTGATATTATTTGATTATCATCAAACATTTCATTCCTCCTTTCTATAAAAATATAACGAACAATCAAGTGCCGGATTTTTCAACTCACTTGAGCTTACTTCCCCACAAGGGAATAGTCGTTGAACCTTTCTCTATTCGAGAAGTGGCTGCTAAAGACCCATTGTACAAACACTTAGGATTTAACCATATGTCATTCTTTGCTTTTTTTTCTACTTTCGTAACATTCACACTTAGGCATGTTTCATCCTTATGTTGTAGTAGCAAAGACTTTAGGGATTCAAAGCAATTAACCCGGAGCATATACTAATCACTTAATATATGTGGCATTATTTTTAAGCAATCTTGGACTTAAAAATTTCACCATCCATTTGTAATCTTGGTACATCAGTAATTAACCGACCATAACGGGTCTGGTCAGTTTGTACATTAATATCACCAGAATATAAATCATTTAAAATAACCACATGAAGTTCAGAAGGAACATATTGAGTTTTAATTCTAATAGATTTAGCGTTCTCATTCTGATAAAAATACTTGACACAATAATGATCGTTGCTCTGAGAACCAGGAATCGTCATAGTATTGCCACTAATAGTACCGATCGTCCAATCAGAATCAGCAGGTTTCTTATACCAACCAATTAAAGTACCATCAAACATCACAGGAACCTCAGTGAGTTCAACATTACCTCCACCACCACTGACTGTCACTTCTTCTTCTATAACAGATAAGCCTCCAGATTCAATATTAACGCCAAGAGAAGCCGCAATATACTCGAAGTTGAACATTGCGTCGGTCAAAGTGATAGCTAAGTTACTGTCATGGAAGAATTTACCCCACAAAGCATTACCTTGACCGCCACGAACTTCTTCGGCAGTAATAGTGAAATCGAAGGTAGTATCAGTTAAAGTTTTAGCTACGCCAATTAACTCATTATTCTTAAAAATTAATGCACGACCTACGCCAGCAGCATAATGATTTTGAGCCATTAATTTCACTCCTTATAAAAATTATTAAAAGCAACATCCATATTATCTCCATAAGAAGTATTAGATGTCTGCTTAATAGTTGAATTGTTGCCCATAGACTTTTTATATTCATCTACATTAACAACATAATCATCAAATTTGCCTTTTTTCTTTTTAAATATCCAATTATCAAATTTATCAGCCTGTCCACTATAAATAGCTATAGGCATAATAACATTATATTTAATCTCTTCATACACTTCCGCAAATAAAATCGAATGACTACGATAAGTCATATCTAATTGTTCTTTTTTAGAAAGACCTGTATGAGAAGTAATAATAGCTATTTTTCTTTCTAAATTAGGAGAAATTAATCCTTTATTTCTTAATTGATCTTTTTCATCCATATTTTTCTTGAAATTGGGATCAATATATTCATCATCATATCCCGGAAAATTTTGATACAAAATAATTCGTTTTATATCATCAAATTCTTTTTGATTAATTTTAATTCCTAATTCTTTATCTATTATATAAAATTTTTCGTCCTCTGTAATAATTTGAGGTTTTTTAAGTTTTAAACACAAAATTAAAATATTCAATAATTTTTGTATATTAACTTCATCTTGAAATAAAATAACTACTATAAATTTTAAATAAGACATTTGAATTATTTCAATAGAAGAATTAGAATTTTTATCTACAGTTAAAATACCAACACTGCTAAGAAAAAATTCACTATCTTTTAATTGTATTGGATATATATTAATCTCATTATCTTTTAATTTATATTTAACAGGTTCATCTAAATAAAAATACCTGGTTTTTAAATATTCTATATCTACCATCAAGAATCACATTCAGTTTCTATACCTGTATCGCCAACCAATACACTAATAAATAATTGTTTTCCTGTATATGTTTTTGAATTTCCAATTACACTCCTTGATAAATCATATCTCGACATATCTTGATGAAAAGTCATTTTCCCTACGCCATCAACTTCTGTACCATTCAAAACAGATAACAACCGATTTACAATTAAATCTCCTCTTGACACAGGAATGCCATTATATCCCACCAAGGACATTTTACCACCATATAAAATATCAAAAGCATAAGTAACATTACCAACATATAATGATTCAGGTTCAATATAATAATTATATATTTTTATCAAACATTTAGATTCTGCAATAGCATCCTCAATTAGATTAGTAAAAAATATACCATATTGTTCTTGAGGCCCACTCTTCCATACCAATTCCATTTTTTCAGAAAAAGTCAGATTGGGTTTATCTAAAGCATCATAATCATTATATTTCAACAATTTCCAAATAATCTCATCTGATAAAGCTAAATGTTTTAGAATATTATAAGGAATAGTTGGTAAAGCATAATAACTATTATACATAATAACCTCCTATCCCATCATACTAATCACATCTAATGATAATACTTCATCAAAAGTAAAATTAGGATTATCATTTTGAATTTTAATATATATAAATTGCGGATTATTACTAATTTTTTTGCCAGTTATAGTAAACATATAATTGTCATTTTGTTCTATATCTATATAGTCATTAAACAAAACAATTTCATTTTCTGTCAAACTTAAAGACAACATAGATAAATTATTAATTATTTCTGAACCATAATTAACTTCTATTTTAAATTGAATAGATTCAAATTGACGAATCTGACTGAATGCAGGTTGAATAATAAGTTTAGGCGTAACATTTTCTTTGTCTACAACTTTAATATTTATACTATCATAGACTTTTTTATTACCTTTTAAATATCCAATTATTTGACATTCTCCAGAAGAACCTAAAACTGTATATTCGCCCTTTTTATTTATATTTACTATTCGCCAATTAGTCGAATACCAAATTATATCTCTCTCAACTTCTTCTCCATTTAACAAAATCTGAGCTTCTAATACTCCTTTATCATTCTTAACCAATTCCATATTATTAGAATTAATTTTCAAAGTATAATTAAAAGTTCCATTATAAGCTAATTGATTCTCTATATCATCTTTCGCTTGAAGTTCATCAAGATATAAATCAAGATATAATAAAGTAGGTTCATTAGAAATAGATTTATCTATTATTGTATTTTGATATGCTAATAATTTAAATGGACGACCACCAAGAATATATCTGGTATTTATTTTGAAAAGTCTTAATGTATCTTTATTGCCTTGAACTATTACAGTAGCATGATTATTAGGAGTAATAACATAACTACTAACTTGAACATTTGAAGAAGTCATATCATAATCAACTACACAAGGCACAACAAAAATTTTGCCATTTTCAGGATCAACAATTTTTAAAACATTATTACAACGACGGACACCTATATCTTCATTAACAGCAGCATAACTATCTGTAAAATAACAAATCCAATAATTGTCATCAAATTTATAATATAAACCTCTTTTTACTTGATGATTTATATTTCTAAAAAGCAGACGTTTAAAATCCTGCCCATTTGTAAAACCTCTGTTACTTAATCCAACTACATTATCAACCCAAACTTCAATTTTCCTAAAGTCATAAGACCCAAAATCCACTTGTTCTTCTATGGTATATCTTGCAGAGGTATATTCCCATTGTTGATCTATTGCCGCTTGTTGTTGATCTCTAAAATAATCATTAGGAGTTTGAATAATCCCATTATTTATCGCATTCTCAAAAAAACTATAATTCATACTCTTTCTCCTTAGAAAGAATATTAATAATATGAAAAACTGTTCGTTTTACCTGACTATGCTCTGCTTTGTCTCCTAAAATATAAAGACCTTTAATAGCCGTTGCAATATCATTATTATATCCTAAATACCAAACATATAATCTATCTAAATATTTAATATAAGTATCTTTATTAACATTTGAATCAGGAGAGTCAATTTTTTCAAATTGAAAAAGAATGTTATAAATTTCATTTATTCTTTGCTGTAACAAATCATCACTCCTTTTTCAAATAATTTATATTAATATCTTGTAATAAATAATCAGTAATTTTTTGATAAACTTTTTCTCTTAATGTATCTATATATGCACCTTTTTCTTTCAAATTTTGAGAAGCCGCATGTGTTTTAAAACTCCCCGAAGTCTGAAGAAGAGCATTAATCTTTGTAGAATTCTGTATTTCTCTATTAAACCATTCTATTACCCAAAAATCAGCTAAAATACTAATTTCAACATTGGTTAAATCAGAAATGAACTTTCTTTTATCTACATTATAATCAAGAGACTGTTTGCATTGAAAGAAATTAGGTATTGCATTTATTAAAAATCCATCACAATATTGTTTAAAAACATCCTGACTTTGATTATAAGCCTTCATTATCTTATAATCATCAACTTTAACTAAAGCAATATCTATTATTTCATCAAAAGAAGTCATATTATCCCTCCTTTAAAAGAGGTTCAATATTTATATAATCAATATTTGTCTTATTTTGAAGATACATTAAAATATTAGCATCAACATTCTCTCCATTCAATCTCTTATCAAAAACCATAGAATTAATAATAGTTTTTTGACCTAATGGAGCAGATTCATATATAGCAATAAATTCCTCATGATTCTTATCAAGAATATTCTTCATAACAGTAGGATCAAGAATATTTTTGTATAATCCGGTCAAACGGTTCTTTTGCACAAACTCTTTGTCGTTAATATAATAAGAGCCTCCTTGAGTAATACGAGGCATAGAATTTATAATTAATTTTAAATCTGATTCAGGAATATATTTTATAGTATATTGTTTCTCAAATTCATATTTTTTTCCATCTGCTTTTCCAGTAGTACTTAAAATCATTTGAGCATTCGTTAAACTAATAACTTCAATATCTCTATCTTCATTACTTGATTCTATATTACTCTGATTATTCAATGCAGATAAAAGTTGATTCATCTGTTTTTCAATTTCTAACATCTTTTCTTTTAACTGCATATTTTCTTTTTCTAAATTAGTTATATCTATACTATCAACGACATTTTTCTCATTTTCTTTAATATTAGTATCGACTTTTTTTGTATATGCCATTTATTGTTTTCCTTTCTTTCCTTTTAAAAAAGAGGAAGGAAAACCTTCCTCTTTTCCCTATTATCCAACAAAATAAATATTAAGCATTCATATTATAAACGCCACTGACTGCACCAGATAAGAACTCAAAACCAAATCTCTTATTAATAGTAAAGTTGCTGGTTAAATCAGCATTATCATAATAATCATTAGAATTTGTTAGAGTGCTCCCCTCAATAACACCTTTGACAATCTTATCAGTAGCAGGGCTAATAACAAATAATAGATCATCATTTAAAGCAAGACCATAATTGGTGAAATCACCAGTAGCCACTTGAGGTAACTCCATGAAATCATACCCATAAATATTACGAATTAGCTGAATATTCGTATTAGCAGAATCTGCATTAATTCTATAACCATTGGCAGAATCAGGTAATACCTTGGAAAGAGCTAAAGTAGTGCCAGCAATAACAGGTTTCATATTGAAATTATATGCCTGAACAGTCTGAGCTAACTTAATTAACTTCTGAATGTCAAATGCACCCTCAATCTTTAGAGCAGCAGGACGATTAACACCAGTTAGACCAGCAGTTACAGCACCGTATGCTTCCTTAGTCATTTCAGTCTCAATAGAAAGAACTGCAATGCGAGCAAATTCAGCCAAAGACTGACGACCAGATAAAACAGCATACATATCAACAGAAGTAGTAATCACATGATTAAATACAGGAATAGTAGCATCAGACTTGTATTGTTTCTGAATTAGAGTCTGACGCTGTGCATTCCCGCCTCTGGACACAGTCATTAAAGAGCGAGGAGGAACCTTAAATAAAGGAACATCACCAAAACCAATCTGACGAATTTCGGTATAAAGACCAATCTCATTAATAATAGTAGCAGGTAAAATGGTCTCAATCATCATCGTGACTACCGCAAAAGTAGACCACTTAAAATTAGGATTAGAAGCCCAAATTTCAGCAGGAACATTTTCAGGACGCTTTACACCCGCAAAGCGTTCAATCTCACAAAGCATAGCTTCATGAACTCTCTTTTCCTTTTCAGCAAAAGAAATGGGCTTGCCCTCTTTAGTCATGGTTTCATAAGAGCCAATATTCTTTTTTAAAAACTCATCAGAATAATGACGATAATAATCGGCAAACTGCTCATAAACAGTAGTATTGCCATTAGAAAATTTTACAATATCATTAGATAATTTCATATTATTAAAAACCTCCTTTATTAAGAAATAGTAGCTTCAGGATTCTTTACTACTTCTAATATATGAGCAGGTAAATAATCTTGCCCAATCACAATAGCCTCAGTGCCTTGATACTGAGCGACAAAACCAGTTACAGCAGTAGCAGTAGAGGCAGCCTGCCATTCACCATTAGCATCTGCATAACCATACTTATTAGTAGAAGAAGGTTTGGTGTTATCACCAAAAGTAGTCTCAGAAACATGAATGATATCACCAGGCATTAAACGAATGATGTCAAAAGGAGTGCCAGCAGGAATAGAGAACTCACGAGGATCATCGTATAGATTGCCACAAACTTCCTTAGACACTTCAGGACCACGGACCATCCACACATCATTCACATTACCATCAGTAACAGAAGTTAAAGTTGCAGGAAAAACATACCCCATACCTTGAGCAGCACCTGTACCCATTGTACCTAACGTAACTAAAGAACCATTATATACAGTGGTCTCAGAAACTGCCACTCTGTTTAAGGAATCAACATTCTGAGACATTGCAGTTTTATAATAAACTACAGGAAAATTATTCTTTGCCATAATTACCTATTCTCCTTTTATTACCAAATAGAATTTATTTTACTTTCAACTTGCACAGGATTAGCAAAACTCCACATAGTACCTTTTTGAGCTTTTTTCTTAACTCCCGTTTCAAAACAAAATGCTTTGACCTTATTAGCCCAAGCATCTACACCGTCAACAGAGCATTGTAATCCTTCATCACGAAACTCTTTGTATTTATCATCAGATAAACAATCTTTTACTTCACTCATAACAGATTCAACAGATGCTGCAAGAGTTTGTTTATCAGCAGCTTCTTTAAATGCACGAAGCTCAGATAGCTCTTTCTCCATATCTTTCATCTGCTTATCTTTGTCCATAATAATATTCTTATTATCTTCAACATCTTTAGATAAACGATCTATTTCAGCCATCGCTTCATCAATAGACATTTCTTTTTTCTCAGACATTTTCTGATCCTTGTCTTTCTTCACAGTATCCCAATGAATATCTGCATCAACAGTTTTATCGTCTTTATCAACTTTTATATCGGCTTCTACACGATAACGAACATCATCCTTAGTATAAATAATATGATCTTTTTCAATACTATCTACATAAGCATCTCTACCTTCATGCTCTTGAACTTCTTCAATAACATCGGCCCAAGCCTTACGACCTTCAATTTCATCAAAATATTTGGTGCTCATTTCAGTGTCAGCCTCCTTTCCTTCTTTAAATAATCCTAATTTACGCTGAATCTTTTCTACCTTAGAAACAACAGAAGAAACATTTTCTTTTTTTGCATATCCTAAAGCAGAAGATAAACCATCTCTATTATAAACAAAAGTATCGCCTTTTAATTCCATAACAGGATATTTCAAATGCTCAGAAGGAGCGTCTTCCCACCCATCTTCTACAAGCATATAAACATCTTTAACAAGTGTATTTTTATTAGATGCTCCCATTATGTCATTTCGTAGTTTTGTTTTATCTACTTCGCCCCAAGGCTTATCAGACAACGCCTCTTTTGATTTATCAATTTTATATTTCTTTTCTTCAGACATTTTATTTTTCCTTTGATCCATAAAATTTTCAAGATTTGAACATTTTTTCTTGCAATCTTCAAAAAAAGCATTTGCCTCTGTTTCAGAAAATCGAGTGAATACAATATCAGAACCTGGGCAACTTGGATTAATATGCTTCCCTAATGTAGTTACTCCTACAATATTAAAATCTAATACTTCATGTTCATCTTCTTCTGAAGTATGAACATTCATTTCTACACTCACATTTCTTAAATTATCAGATTCAAACATAGCACAATAATTTTTAGCATATACTTTACTAATAATTACATCAACATAAGATTTTAAATATCCATCTTCATCATAAACAAAATCTACTTCTTGATCTCTTGGAACCATACCAACTATATATTCTTGTTCTGTATGAGTGCCGGCATCTACAACTCCTGTCATATCTGCTACAATCCATTTACCAAGAACACTTGGTGCTGATTCCTTTAATACTGTCTCACTAATATTTAATTGGTGAGAATTAGGACGTGTTGAAAGAAAACCCATTTTCCCTATGGCAAATTCACTGTTTTCATATTCACTCGAATTTATTCTTTTTACTTCGTTAATAGAAAAACGAGCCATTTTCCCCAATTCTTTCTCACTCCCTTCTATCATTTAATTATATATAAAATCGTTAAATTAATAACGATTTTTTATTTTATTCAGAATTTTTTCTAACTTTTTTCCCTTTTTAAAGTACAAATTACCTTCATAATCTTTCCACTCAGGCGGTAATCCTGCTTGATGAATTTTAATAGCTTCTTCCCCATCTGCTACATAATATAATTCATAATTAGAAGGTTCCCCAATACGTATCATTTTATATCCTCTTCAAAAATAATTGATTTTAATTATCTTTACCTAAAATCCAAAATCCATCAATATGTCTGTCAAAACTGGGATTAGTTCCATAAATAGATATTTTATCACTTAATAAAATAGCTTGTTCAACTATTTCATTAAAATCTTCTAACATATCAAGCATATCTACATAAACATGTAAATCATCATTATGTTGTGCTATTTTACAAACACCCATCATAGCAATTTGAAAATCTAACATTCTTTCTTCCATATCTTTAATAATTTCTTCCACCGAAGAATAATCTTGTCCAGCCGATGGAGTGGCAGGATAATAAACTGGAATATTATATCTTTCTAAGGTCTTTTCTCCAATTTCATCTGCCAATAATGGAAAATAATGCGCTATACCTTTATGAATTAAATTGGATGTATTATTATATGCAAATTTTGTTCCCAAAATAGACACTAAACGATCTAAATATCTATTTTCAACAAAACATTTGCCAATTAATTCAATTAAAGAGTTTTGAGTCTCTTGAGTTACAATCATTTTCATCTCTACCTTATCAAATATTACTTTCTACATCTCTATTCATTTGACCAGATTCAGATAAATCTATGTCATCTTTTTTAGGACGCCCTGGACTATTCTGCCCCGTAGTATTAGAATTCAACATTAATGTACTAAATTTATTTATCCAATCGCTATATTTAGACTCTTCTAAACTTCTCTCAAAAATTTGAGGTTCTATTCCCATTGCAGAAGCCCACATACTTTGATTCAGAACTAATCCTTTATCAGCCAATTTACAAATTCTGTCAAACCGTTTTTCTCTGTCAAAAGAATAAGAGCATCCAGAAAAATGAAACTTAAACTTATATTTTTTAGTTAATTGATTAACATAATAATCTAAAAAGTTCTCAAACTGATAATACATAGAACTCATAGTATTATATTGATCTGTAATTCCAGCTTCAATTTCTGCATTACTCATTCTATCAGATGAATAAATAATTCTACTAACACCAGAACCGACCCCAGCAGAAGTTGATAATTGATCTTGATACATGGAACTATTATTATCATTAAATTGATAATATTTTGTATTTTCAGTAGGAAGAGCTCCCAATTTAATTTGTCGTCCCAATCCTTCTTTGGCTTTTCCCATAAAACTGCCTAATGTTACAGGATCAATAGCAAATTGATTAGCCTTTGTTCCTGATTTAGCATTATCAAATAATCTTATTTCACCAGCTAAAATAGCAGAAGCAGCAATGATATCTTTATCATATTGCAATTTTTCTATTTCATCATTTCTAATAGCATTCTTTAGAAAAGGCGCCAAAAACGGAACTTGAGCAAAATTATTAGGATTCCATTTAAAAGCCCATGCCCCATTTTCAGGAGAAGTCTGTGCCCAATATGCAAATTGTCCAGTTCTATTATTTAAAGGATTTGTCGGCCTATAATTAATAGGATTTTTTATATCTTCAAATACTCTTTTATAAGTTTTAGCTAAAGAAGGATCATATCCATCAAGATCAGTTCCCGGTTGTAAAAAGTAATTAAAATCAAAATCCCAAAGCAATCCTTTTTCCCATTTTCCAGTTAATAAACAGTAATCTTGAGGCATGGTTTGTAAAGCAAATTTCATGCCTTTATTGCCCCATTTGGTTTTTCTATACCATACAAAATCTGTCTCGTGGGCAAGAACCTCAACTAATACTTCTTTAAATTCTTTTTTATATTTAAAATTATCAAGGAAATTATATACTCTTTTTTTATCTTCTTTATATAAATCCGATTGATAATCTTCTTCTGTAAAAGCATTGACACAAGTTAAATCTAAATCAAAAGCCAAAACATTTGCATAGCTATACAAAGTTCTTTTAAATATCATATCAAATTGAGTCATAAACTCTGTATATCCTTGCAAATTTTTCTCGTTCTGTTTATATTCAGACAATGCTTCACAAATTTTATTAAATGTAGGGATTCGTGGATTATTATTCAAATTTTGTAATAATTGATTACTCAACCAAGGAGTAAACAGTCCATAATTCTCAGAATAATATAGACCCTGAGCAAAATCAATTACATCTTTTACTCTTTCTTTACTAATATAATCAGACATTTTTCCTCCTTTCTCACCAAATTAATTGAATTGAATTTAAATCTATTTCTTCTTGTTGCTGATTTTTTGCATATCTATTGTCAAACCGTTCAGCAATATAATTGGCATAAGCAAGCACGATTGCCCTATCCTTAAATCCTGAACGAGGCTCTTTTAATCTTACTAAACCATTTCTATATTCAGCAGATAAATTTACACATTCATGTATTAATTCATCTGTTTGTCCATAAGGAGCTATTGAATAAGCATATTGATCTGGAGTTAATTTATAAAATTCTCCATTATCCTCTAAATTGTTTTGAGCTTCCTCAGCATTAATTAAAAATTTAATATTATTAATTTCAAGCTGCTTTTTTAAACTTTGCCAAACCAAACTATTTAATTCCAAAGTACCAATAAAAGGAATTAAACAAGGAATTGCATTTTTATCAACTGTTCTATTAGATAACTCTTCCATTTTCCCAGAAGTTATTATTTGAACATCTTTGTCTAAACATAAAGTAAAACCACTATTATTCCAATAAGAACCTCTTTCAGGATGTTCTGTTTTATTAGAAAGAAAATCATATATTGTTTCACCACCAGACCTGTTATCATATATTAAATAATCAGCCTGATAATCATAATATAATTCTTTCATTCTTAAAACAATTTGATCGGCTCGGCCCCCTGGACGTGTCTCTATATAGTCTATATGTCTTTCAAAAGAAAACTTTTTCCAATGTAAAGACATGCACATAAAAACTGTATGGTCATTATTTTGTCTTGAACTATTTCCACTAAAAGCCAGGTCTGCTATAACAAATCTAATTTCATTCAATTTTTTATCTTGCATAGACAAAGGCGCTTCATCAATAATATCTTTGATTTTAGGAGGATAAAAACATTGACTTAATACTTGATTATTTCTAAATGATTCAATATTAAAATAACCATTTTCATTTATACGGAACATTTCATTTAAAATTTCCATACGAAAATCTGTTGTTGTCATAGATTTTTTATTTTTCCTATAATCTGCCCAAGTTCTTGACCCATCTTCAATAGCTGTGAAAATATCCTGCGCAAAAGGAATAAATCTTTCATGTTTAGAAGTATAATAATGCTTTGTAGTATCTATAAATTTTTTAAAAAACCACTCATAACTATATCTGGCAGAAGTTATATACATTGACTTAGCTTCTTCTTGCCATCTTTTTGTATTGTATTTTGGATTCGACAAATATTTAGCTTGACGAACATGCCCCATAGGTTCAAATACAGAAGAAATAATACTTGGTTTTAATAATCTCGTCTCTTCATATATATTATAGGTTGAACGCGATCCTCTACTTGATTCGAGGCAAGGTAAAACCGTTATAGTTGAACCATTTAGTTTATTTTCTACTGTATAAGCGCCCTCAGCAGTATTTGATTTAGTAATTACTATATACTCATTTTCATACATATATAATAAATAAGGAGATAATTTTTTTATAATTTCATCTCTTATTTTCTTTTCAACTAATTTTGCTGCTTGAGGTATAGTAGAAGAAGTTATAACAATTTCTGAATAAGGATATAAAGAAAAAGCACATATTGCAGCAATACCAGCACGAAAAGATTTTGCAGCACCTCTTGTTGCTATTTCAAAATATTCATTAGCAACTCCAGCCATATGTAAAGAAAATTTTTGTAATGGATATAATTTAATTTGCAAAACTTGTTCACAAAACAAATCCCAATTTCTTCTATAATATGATATCCACTTTTTTACATTAGCTCTTTGTTTTTCTGAAAGCCAAGAATCATAATTTATATTAGTAGTAGATAATTGTTTATTTAGAAATTGACGACGTAAATTTTTCCCATGATTAATAGGTAAACTCATACTTTATCATTCCTCTTCAATAGGAATATCTGGATATATAGTATCACCTGTCAAAATATTTTTCATAGACCTCATCCAACTATTATAAATCTTTTCATAACCTGCAATATCACTATATTTTGCTCGATCTTCTTCTTCCGCTGGTTCAGTTTCTTCTATCATCCAAGCAATTCTATCAATAAATTTTTGGCGTTCATCTTTTTGATTTATAGAAAAGTCATTCATTTTTAACAAATTAAGTTGCTTATTCAAACTTTCTTGAGCACGACTAATCTCTGTACCATCATTAATCTCATTGGCTTTTCGCAATCTTAATTCACATTTCGCCAAATCTCTAAATCTTTTTTCTAAATTAACATCTATATCTAATAATTCAGAAGTATATTCTTCATACGTTTTATTTAAAAACTCATAAGATTCTCGGTCAAGTTGTTTAGTATTTATATCAACATAAAAATTACCCCAAATTTTTCTTTCTTCTTCTAAATTCAATTCTTGCTTTGGGACAATTTCATCTTTTTTTATTTGAATTAGATCATCTAACATGACATCACTTTCCCAAAATCCGTTCACAAGACGACCATCTTCTATCAAAGTTTTTAAATACAATAATAAATAATCTTTTCCTCTACGTCCAGCAGAAGGATAAGTTTCTACAATTTTCCATATTTCAGAAATAAAAGGAATGCCAATTTCAGATAACACCAGCCAAAAAGCAGCAGATTTTTTATCTAATATATTTTCATACTCTTTTAATTTTTGTCCACAGCAATTTTTGCATAAAAATATATATTCTTCTTTAATTTTAGGAGATTTATAAAATTCTTTAGAATCTTTTATTTCTCCACAACACCCACATAATTTTCTTCCCATTTTTCCTTTATTCTAATATTTAGTTTAAATATATAACCTTTTCCCAAGTTTTATTATTGTCTTCAAATAATATAAATTTAGCTCCAGCTCTCGCTAATTTACGGTTCTTCCGACTAAATTCATCTATTCCAATTAAACTTGGAACTATTATTATTTCTTTGTCGCCAGTAGGACTATATCCAAGACTTATTTGTTCTTGATGATGAAAATGCCCCATTAATAAAATATCAATAGTAATATTATGATATTGTTCCCAATAAGATATTTCATTAATATTTTTTTTGCTATCATCTCCATGAATAGCTAAAATATTAATACCTTCAATTTGTTTAAAACTAAAATCACTATAAGGATCAACTTTAATATTCTGATTATCTTTTAATCTTAAAGCTATAAACTCTCTGATTACTTTACCTAAATTTTCAGATTCCCAATTCCTCCCTGTTGAAATCAATCTTAATTCAGAATGATTTCCTCCTAAACATGAAAATTCAATTTGAATATTTAATTCATTTTGTATTTTATTTAAAAATTGAGATATCATTTCAGCATATTGTAAAACACTATCAATAACACCTGTTTTTAATTTAGCTATATCTGATAATCTTAATATATTTTGTATACCATCACCAAGATCAAAAACAATTAATTTTTTATAATTAAAATTATTTTTATAATCTTTAATAACTGTATCAGCTAATTTATTTAATCTTTTTTTTAATATATCTGGAGAATAAATATTTATAGGTTCATTAAACACTGTTTGCATATTAATCTCAACACCATTGTGAGCGTCAGATATACAAAGTACAGCAGTTTGTTTACTATTAAATTTGTCTTGTATAGTATTAGAAAAAATTAAAGCAGGCATATTATCAATAGCTTCTTTAATTTTTTCATTAAATAATTCAAAACGTGAAATATCTCTAACGTATTGATTATATTCTAAATTAATTGTTTGTATTTTTTTGCGTTCTTTTTCCAATTCTTTTTTAGCAATTAAAATTTCTTGTAATTTATTTTCATCTTGAATATTGTTAATTTCATCGTTTTCAAGAATTGATAAAAATTTTTCAAAAAATACAAAACAACGTCGAGTATTTTCTTCTCCATATATATTTTCATTTAACAAAGATTTAGCCCATTCTTTATAACTAATAGTTTTATTAGATAATGCCCGAGTTACTCTTTTAGAAAAAGATAAATAAGATTCATTTTTTTTTCTATCCATTTTTTTTATCATCAATCATTTTCTTAAAATCTTTTTTAGAATTTTCAATTCTAACGCTACTAATACTACCATAGCTTTCTAATTTTTGAGCTCTAACTTCTCTTAAATAATCTCTTTTACTCAATTTTTGATTTTTCAATCTTTTTCTAAATTGCTTAGTTACTCCTTGCATATTTATATCATTAATAAAATGATCGCTTGCCGTAAAGAAAGGAACATCACGTTCTGGAACTCTATAAGTAACTAAATTACCTTTAGGATCATGTTGCACAGACATTTGTTCTTTCATTCTTTTAGTATAGAAATTTCCAATAAATGGTACTCTACATTTTCCTTTATAATATACTTCATGTATTATAAACTCTAAAAAACCTTGTTCCCAATATTCTTTTACTTTTTCTGGAGAAATATTCAATTTTTTACTTACTCCAATATAAAATTCCTTGTCAGTCAAATATGTTATTTTTGAAGCCATATTATTCCTCTTTGTCAAAAAATTCGGTTTTCCTTTTTAATCTTTTTCTGAAAGCTGAACTAAATTTAATACGCGGGTCTAAATATCCTGGATAATCTTTAGGAGGTAAAAATTCTCCTTTAGCCGGATTAAAATATACTTTATTTAATCTTGGAGGTTTTACTTTAAAACTAATTTTACCAATATTCAATACTTGAATGTCAATATAATTAGCTAAACATTCTTCTACAATGTCCTCATAAACTTTAAATACTTCTTTAATTGCTGAATAAGGAACACCAGTTCTATTCATAATTTCCGTATATGCTTCTTGATTTGTAATATAAGGATATTGTTTCTTTCCCATTTTTATTCTCCCTATTTGTTTCTATTTTATTTATTAAATATAATAATATTTTATATATTTCAATAGATTGTCGGCTTATTCTGAGTTCCGTTTTTCTTTTTTCCTTTGATTTTTCAGTTGTAATGAGCATTTTTCACTACAGGTTAGAGTATGTAATGCCATGTTTTTAGGAATAAATCTTCTTCCACAAACAATGCAGATTCTACTTTTAGGGTCTAAATTATTTTGTATATTGTCTATCATCACATCACCAAAACAATCCCATAGTCCTTTTTTAGCAGAAGTTTTTCTAACTGTATATAAATAAGCAACTAAAGTATTCACAATATATTTAATATCTTCTCCGCTTTCCTCAATAATTTTCTCTCTCATATTTTTGTATTTATACATATCTTGATTTTTTATCCCTTTGTTCTTTTCTTTGAAGGTATGTAATCGTTTATTATAATAATCATAAAGCTGTATTATTGAATTATTATCAGAGATATTAAAACCAAAATTTAAGTCCATTAACATACGATAATCAAATTTATTAATAGATTCAGAAAAAATTATCTTAGAATCCGGTATTTTTTCGGCTATACGATTCATGGCAGATTTATTTTTCAAATTTACCTGTTCCTTTTTTTTATCTTTAGCATAAATAAAAAAGTAGGGCAATTTCATATTGGTGTTTCTTTTTATAATTTCCTTCACATCTTTGGGCGGCTCTGGCAACCACAGTGTTTTAGCAGAATCTCTTTTCTACCCTCGGTTTCCCGATATTTATTAGGGGAATAGACTATATCTTCATCTCTATAAGAATAGAGAGACCGGCACTTCGGAATAAGGAGTTTCACCTTAAACCTACTCCCTTATGGGATAGTCGTTGCACCTTCCTTTTTATCAAAGGCTTGGCACAGAGTTGCCATAATTCAATTTAATAAATTAAGGTTTTCTCTGTTAGCATGAATAAAATCCACACACCCTGTATTTACAGGTTCACCGGTTTTTACTTATACATCGCTGTATAAGGTGACTATTATTTAATCACTGCATTATTATAAAAAGTTAACCAACGAATTACATTTAATTGTTCTTCTTCTATTTTTTTATTATTCCATATTTTAGTTATTTTATTAGATATAGGACCAATATTACCTTGAGTATAATTAAAAATCATACCTTCGTATATAGAATCAGAATCTAAATGCTTTTCTTTTGCTTTTTTTAACTCATAGTCTAAAGGAACTATATTTTTCATATTTCTTTCTGCAATAGAGCATATCAATTTACTTTGAATTACAAGCAATTTATCACCGTCGCACGTAAAAGCTACTGACTATATCATAACCATGCGGTTTCCCGTTTAGGTCCAGTGCGCTTGGAAGCAGGGAGTTTCACCCTGCTTCTACTCTACTCAGTTATTCTTTATTGCCCCATACGGACAATAAATATCTTTTCGATAGTCGATAGAGGTTTCAAACAAAAATCAAATTATTTTTAAATAATAATTCTTATATCCATTATCTTGTTTTAAATAATGAATTATAGTTTCTTTATTATTTTCTTTTTTAACTAAACCCAAATTAATCAAATAATTTACAGCATCTCTTTGACAATCAAAAGTTCCAATTAATTTTTCTCTTTCATAAAATAATTGACAAGATTTAGCTCTACCATTCTTTCCACCATGCCTACCTTGTTTTTCTTTTGATAATTTTTTATTATTTTTGTATTTTAGATGCAAGGTATTGTTATTATAATTTGGATTATTTTTTCCACTTAAATCAGGATATCTTCCTGCATCTTTTGAATATTTCACATTTTCTTGATGTGTAACCCATTCAAGATTATATGCACTTGGATTTTTTCTATTAAAGTCTAAATGATTTACTTCTGGTTTCTGAAAAAAATTAGGAACCCATCCTTTAGCTACTAAAATATGAACGCCTACGCTTCTATATTGTTTATTATTTTGTAAAGTTACAACTACGTATCCATCTGCATTTATTCTCTATTGACGTTTAACATATTCTTTTCCATTCCAAACATAAACCTCTCCAGGTGGATTAACGTATGCTTTAAATCCATTATGACTTACTAATTTAAAAGAATTTTTTAATTCGACATATTCTTCTTTAGTCATTTTTTCACCTCTTTTCATTTTTTTTTGATTTTTGTTTTATTTCCTACGGAGTTGTGCTTACGTTCTCCGTTGCACTATTTTTAGTACATGGCATATTTATGCCTTCACACTGTTTTATATCCCATAGTTTCCTGATGGGTTCGACCGCGACGAACTAATCGAATTGTAATATTTTTGAAATTAAATCATGACAACTTGTATAAATGCACTTAGTGTTTCCGAACCAATATTCTATTTCAGTATTTTTATTATTGATTCTTATAGGCCATTCTCTATATAAATGCGGACTTCTTAAACAAGCCAATTTCTTATTATCTTTGAAATCTTTACAATAAACTTCTCCTTTTTGTAATATTCCTTTCGGATTCTTAATTCCTAAAAATAACCATTCACAAAAAGCATAGAGATCAGGAGATACAAAATAATAACCTCCATTAACTCGTAATCGTCCAGCCTTTGCTTGTTTTACTAAACTAATTTTTGTTTGTTTCAATATATCTCGACAATAAGGATCACGTATTAATTCAGGATATAATATCAATGCTTGCTGAAACCAACTTGGATTAATATTATTTTTTGTAGCTCCTAATAGACGCATACTTGTTTGAAAATCATTTCCTATGGAATTTATTTCTTTTATAGTATTTTTTATTAAATAATTAATTTCATTAGAGGTAATATCTGTCAAAGTCTGCAACATTTGATAATTTATACGGCTTTTAGGTATATAATTTTCTTCTATATTACAATAACATACTTCACAATTATATTTTTTAAAATTATCTTTATATTCTTGCCAGGAAGAATAATATTTATACAATTTAAATTGAGATTTTGTGAATATATATTCAATTCCATCAGCTAAAATATCATATTCTTTACCATAAATGTCTTTAATAATACATGTTCCATTTTTACATTTTTCTTTAATAAATTTGTCAAAAGGAAAAGTTATAAGCAAACCTTTTATAAATGGTGCTCTAATCATTCTTGTAGGACCATTAAGCATAATACCACATCCATCAGTATGAGGTATTTTAACTTCTTTTTCTTGTCGTGTTATTTTATATGTTTTAGAATCAATATAATCTACTTCCCCTTGAACATTTGTTTCAAAATCTTCTACAACTATGCTTTTATCAATGTCAAAATCGTTCCAAGGATCGGTTGCTGAATTACTCAAAGCAAGATAACTTAAAAATTTATTTGGGTTTATACCGCCTTTTTCATTAATTTTTTCTATTGTTAATCCACACATTAAAGTCAAAGAAATTTTATTATATATTTTTTCTTTTATAAAAACACTTTTTTTTGTTCTTATTTGTCCAGCAGAAGCAGTTAAAAAAATATATTTTTCATTATTGTATAAAAATCCATTTTTAACTAAATTTTTGAATACTTGAAAAAAATATACATCAACTATGAATAAGTCTTTAGTCAAAGAATTTGTTGTAATATTCATAGTTCTTGTTAAACTGCTTTCAAATAAATTAATAATATTTTTTTCTTTAAGAGATTCTATATTCAGTTCTCTAACAATATCACTATTTTTTTTAGCATCTAATAGACAAGTTAATTTTCTTTTTTCTTGTTTTATTAATTTATTGATCCATTTTTTACGCCATTCGGATTTATTTTTGTTTTTAGCTATATAAAGTCTTAATAATCTTTTGTGAAAAAATTGTTCTTCTGAATTGTAAAAATCATCAGTAGAAATAGAATATAAAAAAATTTGTTTATTCAAACTCATTTTTCATTCTCACAGTCTTATTTAAGTATTTATTTTTTATTTTAATTATAATAATTTTTTAGTCTGTTTTTGTTCTTATTACACCACTCCTTCTCTTTATATAGGATTTGCTTTTAGAATCAAAAATAGAAAGATTTTTTATTGTAATTATAATAAAATAAAATTTTATGTTTTTGCAAATAACTCTCTTCGCCCCGCAGGGAGTATAAATGTGGAGTAATTTGTATAATAACAAAGAACAAAAAGTTTTTGCATTTTTCAAAAAGAAAGTACCAAAGAAATTTTATTTTTAAAAAATAAAATTTTTATTTCACTTCGTTTCACTACGTTCAATAAAAATTTTATTTTTTAAAAATATATTATATTATTATTTGATATTTATTTATAAAATATATAGTAATATAATATATTTTTTCTTTTTCTTTATATATTTCTTTTTCTTTTAATAGGTATATTTAATATATATATTAAATATACCTATTAAAAGAAAAAGAAATATATAAAGAAAAAGAAAAAATATATTATATTACTATATATTTTATAAATAAATATCAAATAATAATATAATATATTTTTAAAAAATAAAATTTTTATTGAACGTAGTGAAACGAAGTGAAATAAAAATTTTATTTTTTAAAAATAAAATTTCTTTGGTACTTTCTTTTTGAAAAATGCAAAAACTTTTTGTTCTTTGTTATTATACAAATTACTCCACATTTATACTCCCTGCGGGGCGAAGAGAGTTATTTGCAAAAACATAAAATTTTATTTTATTATAATTACAATAAAAAATCTTTCTATTTTTGATTCTAAAAGCAAATCCTATATAAAGAGAAGGAGTGGTGTAATAAGAACAAAAACAGACTAAAAAATTATTATAATTAAAATAAAAAATAAATACTTAAATAAGACTGTGAGAATGAAAAATGAGTTTGAATAAACAAATTTTTTTATATTCTATTTCTACTGATGATTTTTACAATTCAGAAGAACAATTTTTTCACAAAAGATTATTAAGACTTTATATAGCTAAAAACAAAAATAAATCCGAATGGCGTAAAAAATGGATCAATAAATTAATAAAACAAGAAAAAAGAAAATTAACTTGTCTATTAGATGCTAAAAAAAATAGTGATATTGTTAGAGAACTGAATATAGAATCTCTTAAAGAAAAAAATATTATTAATTTATTTGAAAGCAGTTTAACAAGAACTATGAATATTACAACAAATTCTTTGACTAAAGACTTATTCATAGTTGATGTATATTTTTTTCAAGTATTCAAAAATTTAGTTAAAAATGGATTTTTATACAATAATGAAAAATATATTTTTTTAACTGCTTCTGCTGGACAAATAAGAACAAAAAAAAGTGTTTTTATAAAAGAAAAAATATATAATAAAATTTCTTTGACTTTAATGTGTGGATTAACAATAGAAAAAATTAATGAAAAAGGCGGTATAAACCCAAATAAATTTTTAAGTTATCTTGCTTTGAGTAATTCAGCAACCGATCCTTGGAACGATTTTGACATTGATAAAAGCATAGTTGTAGAAGATTTTGAAACAAATGTTCAAGGGGAAGTAGATTATATTGATTCTAAAACATATAAAATAACACGACAAGAAAAAGAAGTTAAAATACCTCATACTGATGGATGTGGTATTATGCTTAATGGTCCTACAAGAATGATTAGAGCACCATTTATAAAAGGTTTGCTTATAACTTTTCCTTTTGACAAATTTATTAAAGAAAAATGTAAAAATGGAACATGTATTATTAAAGACATTTATGGTAAAGAATATGATATTTTAGCTGATGGAATTGAATATATATTCACAAAATCTCAATTTAAATTGTATAAATATTATTCTTCCTGGCAAGAATATAAAGATAATTTTAAAAAATATAATTGTGAAGTATGTTATTGTAATATAGAAGAAAATTATATACCTAAAAGCCGTATAAATTATCAAATGTTGCAGACTTTGACAGATATTACCTCTAATGAAATTAATTATTTAATAAAAAATACTATAAAAGAAATAAATTCCATAGGAAATGATTTTCAAACAAGTATGCGTCTATTAGGAGCTACAAAAAATAATATTAATCCAAGTTGGTTTCAGCAAGCATTGATATTATATCCTGAATTAATACGTGATCCTTATTGTCGAGATATATTGAAACAAACAAAAATTAGTTTAGTAAAACAAGCAAAGGCTGGACGATTACGAGTTAATGGAGGTTATTATTTTGTATCTCCTGATCTCTATGCTTTTTGTGAATGGTTATTTTTAGGAATTAAGAATCCGAAAGGAATATTACAAAAAGGAGAAGTTTATTGTAAAGATTTCAAAGATAATAAGAAATTGGCTTGTTTAAGAAGTCCGCATTTATATAGAGAATGGCCTATAAGAATCAATAATAAAAATACTGAAATAGAATATTGGTTCGGAAACACTAAGTGCATTTATACAAGTTGTCATGATTTAATTTCAAAAATATTACAATTCGATTAGTTCGTCGCGGTCGAACCCATCAGGAAACTATGGGATATAAAACAGTGTGAAGGCATAAATATGCCATGTACTAAAAATAGTGCAACGGAGAACGTAAGCACAACTCCGTAGGAAATAAAACAAAAATCAAAAAAAAATGAAAAGAGGTGAAAAAATGACTAAAGAAGAATATGTCGAATTAAAAAATTCTTTTAAATTAGTAAGTCATAATGGATTTAAAGCATACGTTAATCCACCTGGAGAGGTTTATGTTTGGAATGGAAAAGAATATGTTAAACGTCAATAGAGAATAAATGCAGATGGATACGTAGTTGTAACTTTACAAAATAATAAACAATATAGAAGCGTAGGCGTTCATATTTTAGTAGCTAAAGGATGGGTTCCTAATTTTTTTCAGAAACCAGAAGTAAATCATTTAGACTTTAATAGAAAAAATCCAAGTGCATATAATCTTGAATGGGTTACACATCAAGAAAATGTGAAATATTCAAAAGATGCAGGAAGATATCCTGATTTAAGTGGAAAAAATAATCCAAATTATAATAACAATACCTTGCATCTAAAATACAAAAATAATAAAAAATTATCAAAAGAAAAACAAGGTAGGCATGGTGGAAAGAATGGTAGAGCTAAATCTTGTCAATTATTTTATGAAAGAGAAAAATTAATTGGAACTTTTGATTGTCAAAGAGATGCTGTAAATTATTTGATTAATTTGGGTTTAGTTAAAAAAGAAAATAATAAAGAAACTATAATTCATTATTTAAAACAAGATAATGGATATAAGAATTATTATTTAAAAATAATTTGATTTTTGTTTGAAACCTCTATCGACTATCGAAAAGATATTTATTGTCCGTATGGGGCAATAAAGAATAACTGAGTAGAGTAGAAGCAGGGTGAAACTCCCTGCTTCCAAGCGCACTGGACCTAAACGGGAAACCGCATGGTTATGATATAGTCAGTAGCTTTTACGTGCGACGGTGATAAATTGCTTGTAATTCAAAGTAAATTGATATGCTCTATTGCAGAAAGAAATATGAAAAATATAGTTCCTTTAGACTATGAGTTAAAAAAAGCAAAAGAAAAGCATTTAGATTCTGATTCTATATACGAAGGTATGATTTTTAATTATACTCAAGGTAATATTGGTCCTATATCTAATAAAATAACTAAAATATGGAATAATAAAAAAATAGAAGAAGAACAATTAAATGTAATTCGTTGGTTAACTTTTTATAATAATGCAGTGATTAAATAATAGTCACCTTATACAGCGATGTATAAGTAAAAACCGGTGAACCTGTAAATACAGGGTGTGTGGATTTTATTCATGCTAACAGAGAAAACCTTAATTTATTAAATTGAATTATGGCAACTCTGTGCCAAGCCTTTGATAAAAAGGAAGGTGCAACGACTATCCCATAAGGGAGTAGGTTTAAGGTGAAACTCCTTATTCCGAAGTGCCGGTCTCTCTATTCTTATAGAGATGAAGATATAGTCTATTCCCCTAATAAATATCGGGAAACCGAGGGTAGAAAAGAGATTCTGCTAAAACACTGTGGTTGCCAGAGCCGCCCAAAGATGTGAAGGAAATTATAAAAAGAAACACCAATATGAAATTGCCCTACTTTTTTATTTATGCTAAAGATAAAAAAAAGGAACAGGTAAATTTGAAAAATAAATCTGCCATGAATCGTATAGCCGAAAAAATACCGGATTCTAAGATAATTTTTTCTGAATCTATTAATAAATTTGATTATCGTATGTTAATGGACTTAAATTTTGGTTTTAATATCTCTGATAATAATTCAATAATACAGCTTTATGATTATTATAATAAACGATTACATACCTTCAAAGAAAAGAACAAAGGGATAAAAAATCAAGATATGTATAAATACAAAAATATGAGAGAGAAAATTATTGAGGAAAGCGGAGAAGATATTAAATATATTGTGAATACTTTAGTTGCTTATTTATATACAGTTAGAAAAACTTCTGCTAAAAAAGGACTATGGGATTGTTTTGGTGATGTGATGATAGACAATATACAAAATAATTTAGACCCTAAAAGTAGAATCTGCATTGTTTGTGGAAGAAGATTTATTCCTAAAAACATGGCATTACATACTCTAACCTGTAGTGAAAAATGCTCATTACAACTGAAAAATCAAAGGAAAAAAGAAAAACGGAACTCAGAATAAGCCGACAATCTATTGAAATATATAAAATATTATTATATTTAATAAATAAAATAGAAACAAATAGGGAGAATAAAAATGGGAAAGAAACAATATCCTTATATTACAAATCAAGAAGCATATACGGAAATTATGAATAGAACTGGTGTTCCTTATTCAGCAATTAAAGAAGTATTTAAAGTTTATGAGGACATTGTAGAAGAATGTTTAGCTAATTATATTGACATTCAAGTATTGAATATTGGTAAAATTAGTTTTAAAGTAAAACCTCCAAGATTAAATAAAGTATATTTTAATCCGGCTAAAGGAGAATTTTTACCTCCTAAAGATTATCCAGGATATTTAGACCCGCGTATTAAATTTAGTTCAGCTTTCAGAAAAAGATTAAAAAGGAAAACCGAATTTTTTGACAAAGAGGAATAATATGGCTTCAAAAATAACATATTTGACTGACAAGGAATTTTATATTGGAGTAAGTAAAAAATTGAATATTTCTCCAGAAAAAGTAAAAGAATATTGGGAACAAGGTTTTTTAGAGTTTATAATACATGAAGTATATTATAAAGGAAAATGTAGAGTACCATTTATTGGAAATTTCTATACTAAAAGAATGAAAGAACAAATGTCTGTGCAACATGATCCTAAAGGTAATTTAGTTACTTATAGAGTTCCAGAACGTGATGTTCCTTTCTTTACGGCAAGCGATCATTTTATTAATGATATAAATATGCAAGGAGTAACTAAGCAATTTAGAAAAAGATTGAAAAATCAAAAATTGAGTAAAAGAGATTATTTAAGAGAAGTTAGAGCTCAAAAATTAGAAAGCTATGGTAGTATTAGTAGCGTTAGAATTGAAAATTCTAAAAAAGATTTTAAGAAAATGATTGATGATAAAAAAAATGGATAGAAAAAAAAATGAATCTTATTTATCTTTTTCTAAAAGAGTAACTCGGGCATTATCTAATAAAACTATTAGTTATAAAGAATGGGCTAAATCTTTGTTAAATGAAAATATATATGGAGAAGAAAATACTCGACGTTGTTTTGTATTTTTTGAAAAATTTTTATCAATTCTTGAAAACGATGAAATTAACAATATTCAAGATGAAAATAAATTACAAGAAATTTTAATTGCTAAAAAAGAATTGGAAAAAGAACGCAAAAAAATACAAACAATTAATTTAGAATATAATCAATACGTTAGAGATATTTCACGTTTTGAATTATTTAATGAAAAAATTAAAGAAGCTATTGATAATATGCCTGCTTTAATTTTTTCTAATACTATACAAGACAAATTTAATAGTAAACAAACTGCTGTACTTTGTATATCTGACGCTCACAATGGTGTTGAGATTAATATGCAAACAGTGTTTAATGAACCTATAAATATTTATTCTCCAGATATATTAAAAAAAAGATTAAATAAATTAGCTGATACAGTTATTAAAGATTATAAAAATAATTTTAATTATAAAAAATTAATTGTTTTTGATCTTGGTGATGGTATACAAAATATATTAAGATTATCAGATATAGCTAAATTAAAAACAGGTGTTATTGATAGTGTTTTACAATATGCTGAAATGATATCTCAATTTTTAAATAAAATACAAAATGAATTAAATATTCAAATTGAATTTTCATGTTTAGGAGGAAATCATTCTGAATTAAGATTGATTTCAACAGGGAGGAATTGGGAATCTGAAAATTTAGGTAAAGTAATCAGAGAGTTTATAGCTTTAAGATTAAAAGATAATCAGAATATTAAAGTTGATCCTTATAGTGATTTTAGTTTTAAACAAATTGAAGGTATTAATATTTTAGCTATTCATGGAGATGATAGCAAAAAAAATATTAATGAAATATCTTATTGGGAACAATATCATAATATTACTATTGATATTTTATTAATGGGGCATTTTCATCATCAAGAACAAATAAGTCTTGGATATAGTCCTACTGGCGACAAAGAAATAATAATAGTTCCAAGTTTAATTGGAATAGATGAATTTAGTCGGAAGAACCGTAAATTAGCGAGAGCTGGAGCTAAATTTATATTATTTGAAGACAATAATAAAACTTGGGAAAAGGTTATATATTTAAACTAAATATTAGAATAAAGGAAAAATGGGAAGAAAATTATGTGGGTGTTGTGGAGAAATAAAAGATTCTAAAGAATTTTATAAATCTCCTAAAATTAAAGAAGAATATATATTTTTATGCAAAAATTGCTGTGGACAAAAATTAAAAGAGTATGAAAATATATTAGATAAAAAATCTGCTGCTTTTTGGCTGGTGTTATCTGAAATTGGCATTCCTTTTATTTCTGAAATATGGAAAATTGTAGAAACTTATCCTTCTGCTGGACGTAGAGGAAAAGATTATTTATTATTGTATTTAAAAACTTTGATAGAAGATGGTCGTCTTGTGAACGGATTTTGGGAAAGTGATGTCATGTTAGATGATCTAATTCAAATAAAAAAAGATGAAATTGTCCCAAAGCAAGAATTGAATTTAGAAGAAGAAAGAAAAATTTGGGGTAATTTTTATGTTGATATAAATACTAAACAACTTGACCGAGAATCTTATGAGTTTTTAAATAAAACGTATGAAGAATATACTTCTGAATTATTAGATATAGATGTTAATTTAGAAAAAAGATTTAGAGATTTGGCGAAATGTGAATTAAGATTGCGAAAAGCCAATGAGATTAATGATGGTACAGAGATTAGTCGTGCTCAAGAAAGTTTGAATAAGCAACTTAATTTGTTAAAAATGAATGACTTTTCTATAAATCAAAAAGATGAACGCCAAAAATTTATTGATAGAATTGCTTGGATGATAGAAGAAACTGAACCAGCGGAAGAAGAAGATCGAGCAAAATATAGTGATATTGCAGGTTATGAAAAGATTTATAATAGTTGGATGAGGTCTATGAAAAATATTTTGACAGGTGATACTATATATCCAGATATTCCTATTGAAGAGGAATGATAAAGTATGAGTTTACCTATTAATCATGGGAAAAATTTACGTCGTCAATTTCTAAATAAACAATTATCTACTACTAATATAAATTATGATTCTTGGCTTTCAGAAAAACAAAGAGCTAATGTAAAAAAGTGGATATCATATTATAGAAGAAATTGGGATTTGTTTTGTGAACAAGTTTTGCAAATTAAATTATATCCATTACAAAAATTTTCTTTACATATGGCTGGAGTTGCTAATGAATATTTTGAAATAGCAACAAGAGGTGCTGCAAAATCTTTTCGTGCTGGTATTGCTGCAATATGTGCTTTTTCTTTATATCCTTATTCAGAAATTGTTATAACTTCTTCTACTATACCTCAAGCAGCAAAATTAGTTGAAAAGAAAATAAGAGATGAAATTATAAAAAAATTATCTCCTTATTTATTATATATGTATGAAAATGAGTATATAGTAATTACTAAATCAAATACTGCTGAGGGCGCTTATACAGTAGAAAATAAACTAAATGGTTCAACTATAACGGTTTTACCTTGCCTCGAATCAAGTAGAGGATCGCGTTCAACCTATAATATATATGAAGAGACGAGATTATTAAAACCAAGTATTATTTCTTCTGTATTTGAACCTATGGGGCATGTTCGTCAAGCTAAATATTTGTCGAATCCAAAATACAATACAAAAAGATGGCAAGAAGAAGCTAAGTCAATGTATATAACTTCTGCCAGATATAGTTATGAGTGGTTTTTTAAAAAATTTATAGATACTACAAAGCATTATTATACTTCTAAACATGAAAGATTTATTCCTTTTGCGCAGGATATTTTCACAGCTATTGAAGATGGGTCAAGAACTTGGGCAGATTATAGGAAAAATAAAAAATCTATGACAACAACAGATTTTCGTATGGAAATTTTAAATGAAATGTTCCGTATAAATGAAAATGGTTATTTTAATATTGAATCATTTAGAAATAATCAAGTATTAAGTCAATGTTTTTATCCTCCTAAAATCAAAGATATTATTGATGAAGCGCCTTTGTCTATGCAAGATAAAAAATTGAATGAAATTAGATTTGTTATAGCAGACCTGGCTTTTAGTGGAAATAGTTCAAGACAAAATAATGACCATACAGTTTTTATGTGCATGTCTTTACATTGGAAAAAGTTTTCTTTTGAAAGACATATAGACTATATAGAGACACGTCCAGGGGGCCGAGCCGATCAAATTGTTTTAAGAATGAAAGAATTATATTATGATTATCAGGCTGATTATTTAATATATGATAACAGGTCTGGTGGTGAAACAATATATGATTTTCTTTCTAATAAAACAGAACATCCTGAAAGAGGTTCTTATTGGAATAATAGTGGTTTTACTTTATGTTTAGACAAAGATGTTCAAATAATAACTTCTGGGAAAATGGAAGAGTTATCTAATAGAACAGTTGATAAAAATGCAATTCCTTGTTTAATTCCTTTTATTGGTACTTTGGAATTAAATAGTTTGGTTTGGCAAAGTTTAAAAAAGCAGCTTGAAATTAATAATATTAAATTTTTAATTAATGCTGAGGAAGCTCAAAACAATTTAGAGGATAATGGAGAATTTTATAAATTAACTCCAGATCAATATGCTTATTCAATAGCTCCTTATGGACAAACAGATGAATTAATACATGAATGTGTAAATTTATCTGCTGAATATAGAAATGGTTTAGTAAGATTAAAAGAGCCTCGTTCAGGATTTAAGGATAGGGCAATCGTGCTTGCTTATGCCAATTATATTGCTGAACGGTTTGACAATAGATATGCAAAAAATCAGCAACAAGAAGAAATAGATTTAAATTCAATTCAATTAATTTGGTGAGAAAGGAGGAAAAATGTCTGATTATATTAGTAAAGAAAGAGTAAAAGATGTAATTGATTTTGCTCAGGGTCTATATTATTCTGAGAATTATGGACTGTTTACTCCTTGGTTGAGTAATCAATTATTACAAAATTTGAATAATAATCCACGAATCCCTACATTTAATAAAATTTGTGAAGCATTGTCTGAATATAAACAGAACGAGAAAAATTTGCAAGGATATACAGAGTTTATGACTCAATTTGATATGATATTTAAAAGAACTTTGTATAGCTATGCAAATGTTTTGGCTTTTGATTTAGATTTAACTTGTGTCAATGCTTTTACAGAAGAAGATTATCAATCGGATTTATATAAAGAAGATAAAAAAAGAGTATATAATTTCCTTGATAATTTTAAATATAAAAAAGAATTTAAAGAAGTATTAGTTGAGGTTCTTGCCCACGAGACAGATTTTGTATGGTATAGAAAAACCAAATGGGGCAATAAAGGCATGAAATTTGCTTTACAAACCATGCCTCAAGATTACTGTTTATTAACTGGAAAATGGGAAAAAGGATTGCTTTGGGATTTTGATTTTAATTACTTTTTACAACCGGGAACTGATCTTGATGGATATGATCCTTCTTTAGCTAAAACTTATAAAAGAGTATTTGAAGATATAAAAAATCCTATTAATTATAGGCCGACAAATCCTTTAAATAATAGAACTGGACAATTTGCATATTGGGCACAGACTTCTCCTGAAAATGGGGCATGGGCTTTTAAATGGAATCCTAATAATTTTGCTCAAGTTCCGTTTTTGGCGCCTTTTCTAAAGAATGCTATTAGAAATGATGAAATAGAAAAATTGCAATATGATAAAGATATCATTGCTGCTTCTGCTATTTTAGCTGGTGAAATAAGATTATTTGATAATGCTAAATCAGGAACAAAGGCTAATCAATTTGCTATTGATCCTGTAACATTAGGCAGTTTTATGGGAAAAGCCAAAGAAGGATTGGGACGACAAATTAAATTGGGAGCTCTTCCTACTGAAAATACAAAATATTATCAATTTAATGATAATAATAGTTCCATGTATCAAGATCAATTATCAACTTCTGCTGGGGTCGGTTCTGGTGTTAGTAGAATTATTTATTCATCTGATAGAATGAGTAATGCAGAAATTGAAGCTGGAATTACAGATCAATATAATACTATGAGTTCTATGTATTATCAGTTTGAGAACTTTTTAGATTATTATGTTAATCAATTAACTAAAAAATATAAGTTTAAGTTTCATTTTTCTGGATGCTCTTATTCTTTTGACAGAGAAAAACGGTTTGACAGAATTTGTAAATTGGCTGATAAAGGATTAGTTCTGAATCAAAGTATGTGGGCTTCTGCAATGGGAATAGAACCTCAAATTTTTGAGAGAAGTTTAGAAGAGTCTAAATATAGCGATTGGATAAATAAATTTAGTACATTAATGTTGAATTCTAATACTACGGGGCAGAATAGTCCAGGGCGTCCTAAAAAAGATGACATAGATTTATCTGAATCTGGTCAAATGAATAGAGATGTAGAAAGTAATATTTGATAAGGTAGAGATGAAAATGATTGTAACTCAAGAGACTCAAAACTCTTTAATTGAATTAATTGGCAAATGTTTTGTTGAAAATAGATATTTAGATCGTTTAGTGTCTATTTTGGGAACAAAATTTGCATATAATAATACATCCAATTTAATTCATAAAGGTATAGCGCATTATTTTCCATTATTGGCAGATGAAATTGGAGAAAAGACCTTAGAAAGATATAATATTCCAGTTTATTATCCTGCCACTCCATCGGCTGGACAAGATTATTCTTCGGTGGAAGAAATTATTAAAGATATGGAAGAAAGAATGTTAGATTTTCAAATTGCTATGATGGGTGTTTGTAAAATAGCACAACATAATGATGATTTACATGTTTATGTAGATATGCTTGATATGTTAGAAGATTTTAATGAAATAGTTGAACAAGCTATTTTATTAAGTGATAAAATATCTATTTATGGAACTAATCCCAGTTTTGACAGACATATTGATGGATTTTGGATTTTAGGTAAAGATAATTAAAATCAATTATTTTTGAAGAGGATATAAAATGATACGTATTGGGGAACCTTCTAATTATGAATTATATTATGTAGCAGATGGGGAAGAAGCTATTAAAATTCATCAAGCAGGATTACCGCCTGAGTGGAAAGATTATGAAGGTAATTTGTACTTTAAAAAGGGAAAAAAGTTAGAAAAAATTCTGAATAAAATAAAAAATCGTTATTAATTTAACGATTTTATATATAATTAAATGATAGAAGGGAGTGAGAAAGAATTGGGGAAAATGGCTCGTTTTTCTATTAACGAAGTAAAAAGAATAAATTCGAGTGAATATGAAAACAGTGAATTTGCCATAGGGAAAATGGGTTTTCTTTCAACACGTCCTAATTCTCACCAATTAAATATTAGTGAGACAGTATTAAAGGAATCAGCACCAAGTGTTCTTGGTAAATGGATTGTAGCAGATATGACAGGAGTTGTAGATGCCGGCACTCATACAGAACAAGAATATATAGTTGGTATGGTTCCAAGAGATCAAGAAGTAGATTTTGTTTATGATGAAGATGGATATTTAAAATCTTATGTTGATGTAATTATTAGTAAAGTATATGCTAAAAATTATTGTGCTATGTTTGAATCTGATAATTTAAGAAATGTGAGTGTAGAAATGAATGTTCATACTTCAGAAGAAGATGAACATGAAGTATTAGATTTTAATATTGTAGGAGTAACTACATTAGGGAAGCATATTAATCCAAGTTGCCCAGGTTCTGATATTGTATTCACTCGATTTTCTGAAACAGAGGCAAATGCTTTTTTTGAAGATTGCAAGAAAAAATGTTCAAATCTTGAAAATTTTATGGATCAAAGGAAAAATAAAATGTCTGAAGAAAAGAAATATAAAATTGATAAATCAAAAGAGGCGTTGTCTGATAAGCCTTGGGGCGAAGTAGATAAAACAAAACTACGAAATGACATAATGGGAGCATCTAATAAAAATACACTTGTTAAAGATGTTTATATGCTTGTAGAAGATGGGTGGGAAGACGCTCCTTCTGAGCATTTGAAATATCCTGTTATGGAATTAAAAGGCGATACTTTTGTTTATAATAGAGATGGTTTATCTTCTGCTTTAGGATATGCAAAAAAAGAAAATGTTTCTTCTGTTGTTTCTAAGGTAGAAAAGATTCAGCGTAAATTAGGATTATTTAAAGAAGGAAAGGAGGCTGACACTGAAATGAGCACCAAATATTTTGATGAAATTGAAGGTCGTAAGGCTTGGGCCGATGTTATTGAAGAAGTTCAAGAGCATGAAGGTAGAGATGCTTATGTAGATAGTATTGAAAAAGATCATATTATTTATACTAAGGATGATGTTCGTTATCGTGTAGAAGCCGATATAAAAGTTGATAAAGACGATAAAACTGTTGATGCAGATATTCATTGGGATACTGTGAAGAAAGACAAGGATCAGAAAATGTCTGAGAAAAAAGAAATGTCTATTGATGAAGCGATGGCTGAAATAGATCGTTTATCTAAAGATGTTGAAGATAATAAGAATATTATTATGGACAAAGATAAGCAGATGAAAGATATGGAGAAAGAGCTATCTGAGCTTCGTGCATTTAAAGAAGCTGCTGATAAACAAACTCTTGCAGCATCTGTTGAATCTGTTATGAGTGAAGTAAAAGATTGTTTATCTGATGATAAATACAAAGAGTTTCGTGATGAAGGATTACAATGCTCTGTTGACGGTGTAGATGCTTGGGCTAATAAGGTCAAAGCATTTTGTTTTGAAACGGGAGTTAAGAAAAAAGCTCAAAAAGGTACTATGTGGAGTTTTGCTAATCCTGTGCAAGTTGAAAGTAAAATAAATTCTATTTGGTAATAAAAGGAGAATAGGTAATTATGGCAAAGAATAATTTTCCTGTAGTTTATTATAAAACTGCAATGTCTCAGAATGTTGATTCCTTAAACAGAGTGGCAGTTTCTGAGACCACTGTATATAATGGTTCTTTAGTTACGTTAGGTACAATGGGTACAGGTGCTGCTCAAGGTATGGGGTATGTTTTTCCTGCAACTTTAACTTCTGTTACTGATGGTAATGTGAATGATGTGTGGATGGTCCGTGGTCCTGAAGTGTCTAAGGAAGTTTGTGGCAATCTATACGATGATCCTCGTGAGTTCTCTATTCCTGCTGGCACTCCTTTTGACATCATTCGTTTAATGCCTGGTGATATCATTCATGTTTCTGAGACTACTTTTGGTGATAACACCAAACCTTCTTCTACTAATAAGTATGGTTATGCAGATGCTAATGGTGAATGGCAGGCTGCCTCTACTGCTACTGCTGTAACTGGTTTTGTCGCTCAGTATCAAGGCACTGAGGCTATTGTGATTGGGCAAGATTATTTACCTGCTCATATATTAGAAGTAGTAAAGAATCCTGAAGCTACTATTTCTTAATAAAGGAGGTTTTTAATAATATGAAATTATCTAATGATATTGTAAAATTTTCTAATGGCAATACTACTGTTTATGAGCAGTTTGCCGATTATTATCGTCATTATTCTGATGAGTTTTTAAAAAAGAATATTGGCTCTTATGAAACCATGACTAAAGAGGGCAAGCCCATTTCTTTTGCTGAAAAGGAAAAGAGAGTTCATGAAGCTATGCTTTGTGAGATTGAACGCTTTGCGGGTGTAAAGCGTCCTGAAAATGTTCCTGCTGAAATTTGGGCTTCTAATCCTAATTTTAAGTGGTCTACTTTTGCGGTAGTCACGATGATGATTGAGACCATTTTACCTGCTACTATTATTAATGAGATTGGTCTTTATACCGAAATTCGTCAGATTGGTTTTGGTGATGTTCCTTTATTTAAGGTTCCTCCTCGCTCTTTAATGACTGTGTCCAGAGGCGGGAATGCACAGCGTCAGACTCTAATTCAGAAACAATACAAGTCTGATGCTACTATTCCTGTATTTAATCATGTGATTACTACTTCTGTTGATATGTATGCTGTTTTATCTGGTCGTCAGTCTTTGGCTGAATTTGCTCGCATTGCAGTTCTTTCTATTGAGACTGAAATGACTAAGGAAGCATACGGTGCTGTAACTGCTGGTCTAACTGGTGTTAATCGTCCTGCTGCTCTAAAGATTGAGGGTGCATTTGACATTCAGAAGTTAATTAAGTTAGCTCAGACTGTTCAGGCATATAATTTCAATATGAAACCTGTTATTGCTGGCACTACTTTAGCTCTTTCCAAGGTATTACCTGATTCTGCCAATGGTTATAGAATTAATGCAGATTCTGCTAATACGAATATTCAGCTAATTCGTAATATTTATGGGTATGATTTCATGGAGTTACCTCAAGTGGCTACTGGTGATTTCACCAATTATGGTCTTGCTTTAAATGATGATCTATTATTTGTTATTAGCCCTGCTACTGATAAGATTGTCAAAGGTGTTATTGAGGGGAGCACTCTAACAAATTCTAATGATTATTATGATAATGCTGATTTAACCAGCAACTTTACTATTAATAAGAGATTTGGTTTTGAGTTCTTATCTGGTGCAGTCAGTGGCGTTTATAATATGAATGCTTAATATTTATTTTGTTGGATAATAGGGAAAAGAGGAAGGTTTTCCTTCCTCTTTTTTAAAAGGAAAGAAAGGAAAACAATAAATGGCATATACAAAAAAAGTCGATACTAATATTAAAGAAAATGAGAAAAATGTCGTTGATAGTATAGATATAACTAATTTAGAAAAAGAAAATATGCAGTTAAAAGAAAAGATGTTAGAAATTGAAAAACAGATGAATCAACTTTTATCTGCATTGAATAATCAGAGTAATATAGAATCAAGTAATGAAGATAGAGATATTGAAGTTATTAGTTTAACGAATGCTCAAATGATTTTAAGTACTACTGGAAAAGCAGATGGAAAAAAATATGAATTTGAGAAACAATATACTATAAAATATATTCCTGAATCAGATTTAAAATTAATTATAAATTCTATGCCTCGTATTACTCAAGGAGGCTCTTATTATATTAACGACAAAGAGTTTGTGCAAAAGAACCGTTTGACCGGATTATACAAAAATATTCTTGATCCTACTGTTATGAAGAATATTCTTGATAAGAATCATGAGGAATTTATTGCTATATATGAATCTGCTCCATTAGGTCAAAAAACTATTATTAATTCTATGGTTTTTGATAAGAGATTGAATGGAGAGAATGTTGATGCTAATATTTTAATGTATCTTCAAAATAAGACAAATATTGATTATATAAATATTGAACCTCTTTTAAAGGAGGGATAATATGACTTCTTTTGATGAAATAATAGATATTGCTTTAGTTAAAGTTGATGATTATAAGATAATGAAGGCTTATAATCAAAGTCAGGATGTTTTTAAACAATATTGTGATGGATTTTTAATAAATGCAATACCTAATTTCTTTCAATGCAAACAGTCTCTTGATTATAATGTAGATAAAAGAAAGTTCATTTCTGATTTAACCAATGTTGAAATTAGTATTTTAGCTGATTTTTGGGTAATAGAATGGTTTAATAGAGAAATACAGAATTCTACAAAGATTAATGCTCTTCTTCAGACTTCGGGGAGTTTTAAAACACATGCGGCTTCTCAAAATTTGAAAGAAAAAGGTGCATATATAGATACATTAAGAGAAAAAGTTTATCAAAAAATTACTGATTATTTATTACAAGATATTAATATAAATTATTTGAAAAAGGAGTGATGATTTGTTACAGCAAAGAATAAATGAAATTTATAACATTCTTTTTCAATTTGAAAAAATTGACTCTCCTGATTCAAATGTTAATAAAGATACTTATATTAAATATTTAGATAGATTATATGTTTGGTATTTAGGATATAATAATGATATTGCAACGGCTATTAAAGGTCTTTATATTTTAGGAGACAAAGCAGAGCATAGTCAGGTAAAACGAACAGTTTTTCATATTATTAATATTCTTTCTAAGGAGAAAGAGTATGAATTATAGTTTTTTTGAGAATGCGATAAATAATGGGATTATTCAAACTCCTAATGATTATTTTAGAGATCAACAACAAGCGGCAATAGATCAACAATGGGAATATACCTCTGCAAGATATACCATAGAAGAACAAGTGGATTTTGGGTCTTATGACTTTAGGAAAATTGAAGTTTGGGTTGATAATGTAGTTGGATTAAGTAACAGAGGTTTTACAAATGGGCAGGATTTTAAACGTCTGCTTTTTAGAAATATAAATCATCAAGTAAAAAGAGGTTTATATTATAAATTTGATGACAATTATTGGATTTGTTATTTTACAGATAGTTATGCTGCTGTTAATGAAGATATAGGTGTCCGTCGTTGTAATAATGTTTTAAAAATTGTTGATCCTGAAAATGGCAAAATTTTTGTTGTGCCTTGTGTAGTTGATTATGATATGACTTCTTCAAATGTTCAAGTTAGTAGTTATGTTATTACTCCTAATAATCATGCTACTGTAATAGTTCAAGGCAATAAAGATACATTAAGACTTTTCAAAATAAATACCAGATATATTCTTGGTGGTCGTCCATTTAAATTATTAGCATATCAAAATACAATAATAGATAAATCTATTTCTAATGAACCTACTTTATTATATCTTGATTTATATCTTGATGAACTTCAAGCGAAAGATGATATAGAGAATCAATTAGCTTATAATGGAACTTTTAATTATACTTTGAAAATTAATTCTAATAATATGGAATTGGTTAAGAATGATAAAGGAGTATTAGAAGCTCAGATTTTGTTAAATGGAGAAGAAGTTGAGAGAGATATAATTTGGTATTCGACTAATTGGCGAATAGTAAATATAAATAAAAAGGGCGAATATACAGTTTTAGGTTCTTCTGGAGAATGTCAAATAATTGGATATTTAAAAGGTAATAAAAAAGTCTATGATAGTATAAATATTAAAGTTGTAGACAAAGAAAATGTTACGCCTAAACTTATTATTCAACCTGCATTCAGTCAGATTCGTCAATTTGAATCTATTCAATTTAAAATAGAAGTTAATTATGGTTCAGAAATAATTAATAATTTATCTATGTTGTCTTTAAGTTTGACAGAAAATGAAATTGTTTTGTTTAATGACTATATAGATATAGAACAAAATGACAATTATATGTTTACTATAACTGGCAAAAAAATTAGTAATAATCCGCAATTTATATATATTAAAATTCAAAATGATAATCCTAATTTTACTTTTGATGAAGTATTATCATTAGATGTGATTAGTATGATGGGATAGGAGGTTATTATGTATAATAGTTATTATGCTTTACCAACTATTCCTTATAATATTCTAAAACATTTAGCTTTATCAGATGAGATTATTTGGAAATTGTTGAAATATAATGATTATGATGCTTTAGATAAACCCAATCTGACTTTTTCTGAAAAAATGGAATTGGTATGGAAGAGTGGGCCTCAAGAACAATATGGTATATTTTTTACTAATCTAATTGAGGATGCTATTGCAGAATCTAAATGTTTGATAAAAATATATAATTATTATATTGAACCTGAATCATTATATGTTGGTAATGTTACTTATGCTTTTGATATTTTATATGGTGGTAAAATGTCCTTGGTGGGATATAATGGCATTCCTGTGTCAAGAGGAGATTTAATTGTAAATCGGTTGTTATCTGTTTTGAATGGTACAGAAGTTGATGGCGTAGGGAAAATGACTTTTCATCAAGATATGTCGAGATATGATTTATCAAGGAGTGTAATTGGAAATTCAAAAACATATACAGGAAAACAATTATTTATTAGTGTATTGGTTGGCGATACAGGTATAGAAACTGAATGTGATTCTTGATGGTAGATATAGAATATTTAAAAACCAGGTATTTTTATTTAGATGAACCTGTTAAATATAAATTAAAAGATAATGAGATTAATATATATCCAATACAATTAAAAGATAGTGAATTTTTTCTTAGCAGTGTTGGTATTTTAACTGTAGATAAAAATTCTAATTCTTCTATTGAAATAATTCAAATGTCTTATTTAAAATTTATAGTAGTTATTTTATTTCAAGATGAAGTTAATATACAAAAATTATTGAATATTTTAATTTTGTGTTTAAAACTTAAAAAACCTCAAATTATTACAGAGGACGAAAAATTTTATATAATAGATAAAGAATTAGGAATTAAAATTAATCAAAAAGAATTTGATGATATAAAACGAATTATTTTGTATCAAAATTTTCCGGGATATGATGATGAATATATTGATCCCAATTTCAAGAAAAATATGGATGAAAAAGATCAATTAAGAAATAAAGGATTAATTTCTCCTAATTTAGAAAGAAAAATAGCTATTATTACTTCTCATACAGGTCTTTCTAAAAAAGAACAATTAGATATGACTTATCGTAGTCATTCGATTTTATTTGCGGAAGTGTATGAAGAGATTAAATATAATGTTATTATGCCTATAGCTATTTATAGTGGACAGGCTGATAAATTTGATAATTGGATATTTAAAAAGAAAAAAGGCAAATTTGATGATTATGTTGTTAATGTAGATGAATATAAAAAGTCTATGGGCAACAATTCAACTATTAAGCAGACATCTAATACTTCTTATGGAGATAATATGGATGTTGCTTTTAATAATTTTTATAAGGAGTGAAATTAATGGCTCAAAATCATTATGCTGCTGGCGTAGGTCGTGCATTAATTTTTAAGAATAATGAGTTAATTGGCGTAGCTAAAACTTTAACTGATACTACCTTCGATTTCACTATTACTGCCGAAGAAGTTCGTGGCGGTCAAGGTAATGCTTTGTGGGGTAAATTCTTCCATGACAGTAACTTAGCTATCACTTTGACCGACGCAATGTTCAACTTCGAGTATATTGCGGCTTCTCTTGGCGTTAATATTGAATCTGGAGGCTTATCTGTTATAGAAGAAGAAGTGACAGTCAGTGGTGGTGGAGGTAATGTTGAACTCACTGAGGTTCCTGTGATGTTTGATGGTACTTTAATTGGTTGGTATAAGAAACCTGCTGATTCTGATTGGACGATCGGTACTATTAGTGGCAATACTATGACGATTCCTGGTTCTCAGAGCAACGATCATTATTGTGTCAAGTATTTTTATCAGAATGAGAACGCTAAATCTATTAGAATTAAAACTCAATATGTTCCTTCTGAACTTCATGTGGTTATTTTAAATGATTTATATTCTGGTGATATTAATGTACAAACTGACCAGACCCGTTATGGTCGGTTAATTACTGATGTACCAAGATTACAAATGGATGGTGAAATTTTTAAGTCCAAGATTGCTTAAAAATAATGCCACATATATTAAGTGATTAGTATATGCTCCGGGTTAATTGCTTTGAATCCCTAAAGTCTTTGCTACTACAACATAAGGATGAAACATGCCTAAGTGTGAATGTTACGAAAGTAGAAAAAAAAGCAAAGAATGACATATGGTTAAATCCTAAGTGTTTGTACAATGGGTCTTTAGCAGCCACTTCTCGAATAGAGAAAGGTTCAACGACTATTCCCTTGTGGGGAAGTAAGCTCAAGTGAGTTGAAAAATCCGGCACTTGATTGTTCGTTATATTTTTATAGAAAGGAGGAATGAAATGTTTGATGATAATCAAATAATATCAGTAAAATGGTCTTCAAATAATAAAAAACATTATATTAGCAAAGGATATCATTATACATATATTGGTGATGAGTTTTTTGTTCCTGCAAAAGACATGCCTTTAAGAAGTCGAATGAATGTGATTTGTATATGTGATTATTGCGGAAGACAATATCAAACAAGATATGCAAATTATAATATTGGGAAAAATCGTGGTAAACAGGCGTGCAAACAATGTAAACAATTAAAAATACGAGATACTTTATTAAGAAAATATAATTCAACTTCTTTATGGGGAAATAAAGAATTACGAGCTAAAGCTAAAGAGTCAATGATTTCTAAATATGGCAAACCTTATGCTATGCAAACAAAAATAGGGCAAGAAAAATTTAAAAATAGTATGATTAAAAATTATGGTGTTGATAATCCTGTTAAAAGTGATATATTGCAAGCTAAGGCTAAAAAATCTATGTATAAAAATGGGACAGTACCAACATCTAAGCCAGAACAAAAAATTATCAATATGTTAATTCAATTATATGGCAAAGAAAATTGTAAACCTGGTTATCCTGTTGATAAGATAAATTTAGATTGTTTATTAATTCTTAATAATGTTAAGATTGATGTCGAGTATGACGGGGTATTTTGGCATAAAGATATGAAAGATTATGATAGACGTAGAAATCATTGGTTGATTAATCAAGGGTATAAAGTTTTGCGTATTTTAGGTGATAAAAAAGATAGTATACCTACAATAGAAAAATTACAACAAGAAATTGATTATTTGTTGGCCGGTCATTCTATTGGGTATATTGACATGACGAATAACGAACAATTAAGTTGAACATATAGTCTGTTCTTGCACGAAAGTGTAAGCTGTTAAAAACGGCATAAGATTAACGAACTTATGTGAACATAAAGTAATCAAAATCTTGCATTAACTTCTACTGGTGCTGCTACCGTTTCTTTAACTGGTTCTGCTTTAGCCATTAATGATGAGACCAGTTGTGAAGAGGACCCCTATTATGGTACTATGACCGAGGAAATTTATAATGCTAAATGGCAGGATGATGTTATTGGTATTGCTGTAGAAAACGGTGATGTTGAACTTTCTCAAAATGGGACTGAAACCTTATCTGTTAGAGTAATTTATAAAGGTTCTCTTCCTGCACAGCGAAAAGATAATTCTAACTTTACTTTTGCAATAGAAAGTGATCCTGCTTCTACTGCTACCGGTACTGCTGTTGGGGCACATGATGGTAAAATAACTGCTGGTTCTACTGCTGGTATAGCTATTGTTTCTGTCAATTTAACTGATTATACAGGCAAAGTAGAACCTGCATTTGTTAAGGTGACTGTAGAATAATTTATAGTTGATAAATATAGGAGGGAAAACCCTCCTATATTTATATTAGAAAAATGTGTGAATATGTTAATATTAAAGCTGGAAAATGCAATGTAGATAATGGATTTTGTCCTTTTTTATTTTATTGCAATAAAAATAATGAATATAGGGTTAATCCAAGAATGAACAATACTTGTAAAAAAAAACCAGAAGTGATACCTAAGAATTATTATAAAGTACAATTTGAAAAGAAAAATTCTTTATATATAGAAGTTAAAAATAATATTATTATCTTAAAAAATCCGTTCAATTATGTTCCAGTTTATGTAAAACTATCTAAGGATAGAAATGGGAAGTGGTCTATTAAAGGGGCGCTGTAAATGGATGTAGAGAAAGATATTGATGCAATCTATAAAAGATTAAATAATATAGATAAAAGGTTGGTCGAGATTGAAAGTACGCGCCCATTTTTAAAAGAGATGGTGGATAGAAATGTATCAATTTGTGAATTGTTGGGCGAAACTATGCAAGAGGTGCAATATTCTATGCGGGCATTAAATGAAAAAATGGAGCTTCAATCTACATCTATTAAGGAAATTCGCGAAGAGTTCAATATTTTATCAGACAGAACTAATGATAAAATAGATGAAGTTAGTAACAAAATTCAATTAGTGGAAGATAAAGGAAAATTTGATATTTTGCAATATATAAAAAATAATTGGCCTTTAATTTTAGTTTTAATAGGCTTAGGAGGAGCTTATATTGCAAAATTTATTAAATTATAAAGGGAGTTTTGTATGAAACAAATAAAGGAAAAAGATGCCATCTATCTTGAAGAATATGATGTTCATGTAAAAAGATATTTAGATTATTCTGAAGTATATGCCATTGCTCGTGGTGTAATGAAATTTGACGATTGGGATAAAAAACAAATAAATTATGATGTTTTAGTTCTTCATTTTTGTACAGATATAAAAGATGAAGAAATTAGTAAGAATGGGCATGAATTATTATATTCTTCTGGTTTAATTGATGCTGTGAAAAGTCAGATTTTAAATTTAGATGACATTGATAAATGTATTAAATATTATACTTCTATTGAAAGAAGTTTGACTCAAATTGTAAATTATATAGATAATTCTTTGAAGGTGAAAAATGGGCGCTCGAAATGATGCGGAATTAAGAGCATTGTTAGAACCTGCCTTACAGAAAGCTGTAGATTACACTGCTGATAAAATTTTAGAAGAAAATTATGATATTATTCAAGAAGTGGTGTATGGTGCAGGGTCTCCTAATGTATATGGAAGAACTTATACTTTTGGAGAAGCCTGGGAAGCGACATCAGGGGGTGGTGGAGGAATTTCATCAGAGTTTAAATGGGCACCTGAGAAATTAGGATACCACCCTTCTGTATTCACTGGAGAGGATATTAGACAAGGATTGGCTGATATTATTTATGAAGGTATGGCAGGTCATGTGTTTGGAACAGGATTTTGGACTACTAAAAGAAATGCTTTTAAACAACTTCAAAAAGTTTTAGGGAAAAATAAATTAAGAAAATATTTTGAAGCTGGAATGACTGCCGCTGGATTAAGATGGAAACGCCATACTTCTGGTATTGGATTGGATAAAAGTTAATGAGTGTAGTTATGGGGATTGATGCGTCCACTACTTGTACTGGTATTTCTATTTTTAATAATAAAAATTTAGTTTACAGTACAGAAATCAGAGCTAAGAGTGATGAATGGCATCAAAGATTGATAGAACAAAAAGATCAAATAGAAGAAATAATTAAAAAATATGAACCTATAATGGCTTATATGGAAGATGTCCCTTTAGAAAGCAGAAGTAGTAAAAATCTTTTATTATTGGGGGCTGTTCATGGTTTTATTTTTGATATTTGTGTTAATTTTGATATAGAAATTGAATATATTTCTCCTACTGTTTGGAGAAGTAGGTTAAATATGTTCGATGGAACAAAAGATGGTCGTAAAAGAGAAGTGCTAAAGGAAAAAGCTATTCTTATGGCAAATAAATTATTTAATTTAAAATTAGAATGGCATGGACCTAAAAGCAAGAAAACTCAAGACGATCAGGCTGAAGCCATACTTATTGCATGGAGCAAAATTAATAATAAATAATGAAGGATGGGTGAGTTATGGCAGGAGGCTCTAATTATTCTATTATAACTGATGTAGAACTTGATTTATCAAGTATAAAGAGTCAGTTAAAAGGAATAGATTCTAAAATAAAAATAAGTGCTGATTCTTCGGGATTAGATAAGGCGACAAATAGTGCTAAAAATTTGAATGACATTGCTAAGGACATAGGCTTAACTTTCCAAGAAGCAAATATGATTATGGATGCTTCGGCAAGTGCTATTAGGTCTATGGTGGATCAAGTCTTTGAATTAGATAGCGCATTGACAGAGTGAACTTTTTTGCTCTCGCTTATTGTGAGATGAGTGTAAAAATATGTGTCTAATTGCTGGGACGTCTTAAAGATTTTGCTACTACAACATAAGGATGAAACATGCCTAAGTGTGAATGTTACGAAAGTAGAAAAAAAGCAAAATATGTTTATATGGTTAAATCCTAAGTAAATATTAATAGATAATCAGCAGCGAAGCCTTGAATAAAGGAACGTTCAACGACTATCCTGAAAAGGAGTAAAAATACAAGTGTTTGGTATTTTGAAATGGCACACTTCTATTATTTATAGAAGAAGATATAGTCTAATCTTTAATGAAAATTAAAGCTGTTATATAAACAGGGGAATGGAGTAGCGTCCATATAATTGATATTTTATCAATTACTTCCTAATATAAATGTCAAGAAAGTTTCTGACCTGAGTGAAGAAGGACTGCAGAGTTATACTTCACAATTATCTCAAGCTGGTAAACAGTTTGGGCGTACCGGTTAATATTTCTGGCCGGAGTGTTAAGATGGTAAATTAGCACTGAGAATCGTTCAAAATCCAATAACACCTAAAGTCTATTTAGCTACAATATTATATGAGATATGATAATATGAATGCGGGAAACTATTAACAATAAATAGAATAAGATATGGTAGAAATACCTAAGTCTGGAATGATTATATAATCATTGAATGGTTGATTGGTTGCGAAGTCCTGATGAGGGATGTGTCAAGAGACTTTAAAAGTTCGACCCCTCCAAATATTATAGGGTGAAGAAATAGTCCAGGAAAATATGAAAGTATTTTCGTTAAAATTGTCTATTGACTTTTTAATTTTATGAATGATAAAATTATAATAGAATTAAAAAGGAGATGGGAGTCATGGTGTGTTTGTTTGTTTTTGTTTTAATCATTGCTTGGTTTATTCTTTTGGCTATTCTTTATGCTGGTCCTTCTGAATTGCCAAAAATTGTTGTTTGTTTGCCATTTATTATGGTAGGAATAACAGGAATTTTTTGTGCTATTTTTTCAAGAGAAAAAGTAGATGAAGGAATTATTGAATCAATGATCGAAGAAGATAATCGAGAACAAAATGAACAAATGGAAGAATATGGCCCAATAGATAATTAACTGTCGGAAATGTTACAAGCCGCTACTGAATTTAGAAAGAATTCTTTCAATGACAGTGATTCTGCTTTATTAGCAGAAATAGCGGTTAAATATACAAATATAGCTGATACTCAAGTATCAAGTGCTGACGCAGCACAATTTTTGATCTCTCAAATGAAAGCCTTTAATATAGAGGCTGAAAATTCCGAGCATATTATTGATGCGGTTTTAATAAAGGCCGTTTTAGGGTGAATTGCGGGAATATTTTAATGTCTTTTTCTACTAACTTATAATAGTGATATTATAAGGGCTGAGAGTAATGTCAAAGGAATAGTAATAAGGAAAAAGGATATAATAATAAACAATCCGCAGGAAAGCATCTTTTGAAACAAAGATGAATCTTCACAGACTATCGAAAGCAAATGATAAATGTAACTCTTAATAGAGAATAAGCTATTTTAATAGACGAAGTGAGTAGAGTAGGCGAAAGCCCAAGCGCCCTGATATATTTAGTTAAATATAAAGATATAGTCGAATATTAAACAAATAATAAAAATTTATTTTAATATAGCAATGAGACAGCCAATAATTTTGCTGTTGGTACTAATGATTTATCTACTGCTCTTATAAAAGCTGGTACAGCATTAGGAACAACAGGGAATACATTTGAAGAGACGATAGGTTTGGTTACGGCTGGTGGATTTCTTGCCAGTATAGGGTGAATTGCGGGGATATCTTAAAGTTTTATTTACTAACTTATAATAGTGATATTATAAGGGCTTAGGGTAATGCCAAAGGTATAGTAATAAGAATAAAAATATGTAGACAATCCGCAGGGAAGATACTATTGAAATATAGTATAACCTTCAACGGCCAACGAAAGCAAATAATAAATGTAACTCTTAATAGAGAATAAGTTGTATTAACAAACGAAGTGAGTAGTGTAGGCGAAAGCCTAAGCGCCCTAAATATATAAAATATTATATATTAAGATATGGTCTATTTTTTATAGAAATATAAAAGGAATTAGAACAATTCATTTAAACAAAAAATTCTAAACATAAAAGACTGAAATCCTTGTAGGCCAGCCAAGTAAGGTGGGCAATGGTCTACGAACAATAGGGTTGAACATAGCAGCATTAGCGGCTGAAACAGATAAATATGTAGCTGCTAATGGCAAAGTTAATATTTCTTTGAGAGATTCTCAAGGAGAAATGCGCTCAACCTATGATATATTAAAAGATTTATATGAAGGTGTAGAAGGTCAATCTGCTGCTTGGGATGAGCTGGCAAATGTTGAGCAAGCTGCTATTGGTGAAGCTCTTGCTGGTAAAAACCAGTTCAATGTATTGACTTCTGTTATGACCAACTTTGAATCTGCTATAAGCGCAACGGCAACTGCAATGGATTCTGCGGGTTCTGCCACAAGAGAAAATGCCGCTTATATGGATAGCTTAGAGGCAAAAGTTGGCAACCTTAAAAATACTTTCCAAGAACTATCTACTTCTGTTATAGATAGTGATTTGGTTAAAGGAATATTAGATTTAGCTAACACTGGGTTAGAGTTATTATCAACAGATGTTGGCGTAGCAGTAACACAATTTACTTTATTAAGCGGAGTTCTCACAGGTTTCTTAGCTATTGCTGGGAAAGTGGGAACTAAATTTGTTAATATGGGTAAATTGTTCTCCGCTATGGGAGATGTAGGCAAAGCTGCTTCTGCGGCTTCTGCTACTGGTGATGCTATAAGTGGTATTGCTAAGGCCGCTGGTGGTGCTTCTGGTTCTGTCGGTAAATTGTCTGGTGCGTTAAGTAAAATAGGTACTTTTGCTGGACCAATAGCAATGTTGGCCGGTGCGCTTGTTACTGTTGGATTTGCTGCAAAGAAATCTATGGAAGAAGCTACTGCCGAGCATGTTATTCAAGATGAGATTGATGAAACAACAGAAGCTGTTTCCGAACTTGAACAGAAAATAGCAGAATTAGAGGGTAGCGGTGCAAGTGCATCTGTTTTAGCAGCTTATAATGAGCAATTAAAACAGATGAAGAACAATATAGCGTCTCTTGAGACTGAAAAATTAGAAGCTATTTTAACTGCTTCTCCGACCAGTGATAGAATAGCATCAGGGCAAAAAACTCGTGCTACTATTACTGGAGAAATGATGGACACTGAGTTATATATCGAAAAAGCAATTACTCAGTGGAACAATTATCAAAAAGCAGTTGATGAGGCTTTAAGTTCTGGCGATTTTGAGCAAATAGCTGAAGCTAATGATGACCTTTTAGAGCAGGAGGGCGTATTAACTGAATATTGGGATACAATGACTCAGTTATACACAAAGACAGGAGAGTTACCAGAGCGATTAAAGAATGCTGTAATGGTACTAAATGGAGAAACCATTAGTGTTCTTGATTTCTTTCAGGATCATTTTGGAACAACTATTGAGGCGGCGGCAGAAAGCATAAATTCTTTATCAGGGCAATTAAGTGGTTTAGGAGATGTAGGCGGATATTTTGACATACTTTCTCAATCTGTAGCTGAATTTGCTGAAAATGGACAGTTAAGTTTTGAGTCTATTATGCAGTTAAATGAAGCATTTAGTGGATTGGAAGGTTGGGATGAAATTCTTGAGGGGCTTGTATCTGGTTCTACCACTTTTGAGGAATTTCAAGAACAAGTCACTAATTTAGCTTATACGATGTTAGAGGCTCAATTAGGCGTTGAAGGACTGGCTAATGCGAATGTTGACATGATTGCTTCTTTCTTAGAGAGCAAGGGAGTAGCAGATGCTGATGCAAGAGCATTAGAATTAGTTACCACTGCTCAAAAGAGAGTGACTGAAAATCCGGCTAATACAGATGCAAGTCAGACCGAATTAAATGAAGAAAAGTCTGCGGCTGAAGATGCTGCTGGACCTGTTGAAGGAGTAAAAGATGCTCAACAAGAGGTTACAAATAATCCAGTAGATACAAGTGCATCTCAGGGCGCATTCAGCAGTTTAATTTCTGCTGCCCAAAATTGTTATAATAGAGTCAGTTCAATTTGGAATAGTTTGAAGGGAATTATTTCACGAATTGGTTCCGGTGCTCAGAAAGTTTTAGGTTATATTATTCCTGATCTTGGCGGCGGCAAAGCTCAGGGAGGTAAAGTAAATAGAGCCGGGCAATATTGGGTAGGAGAACAAGGTCCTGAAATAGTTACTTTACCCAAAGGAGCGGTTGTTACTTCTAATAAAGACATTAGTAGGAATGTTGGGTATAAAGTAGAAAAAGAAGATGTAAAAGGTGGATATGCTCAAGGTACAGGAAGACAATCTATAATAGATGTTTCAGACACTGTTGGAAATTTATGGGGAGATAAAAAACCTTCTGGGTCAAAACCTTCTACCTCGAAACCGCCATCTTCTAAAAAACCTTCTTCTTCCTCTTCATCTTCTGCTTCCAAGAAAAAGACATCTACTGCTAAATCTTCTACCAAAGCAATAAAGGATGAAAATGATGCCATTAAAGAACAAAATGATCTGTATAAAGAACAGATGGATATATTAGATCATAAATTGTATTTAATGGAAAAGAATGGTGCTACTGAACAAGAACAGATAGCTCATTTACGTCAAATGCAAAAGAAAGCTCATGATGAAGCTGAAAGTTATAGAAAACAAGGACTTGACGATGAGTCTGAGTATATAATGGAGCTTCAGAAAGAGTGGTGGGGTTATGAAGAAGATATTCTTAAACTCCAACAGGATGCCTTTGATAAACGATTAAAACGCTCAGAAGATTATATAAAAGATCGTAATTATTTCAATGATTGGGGCACTGATAATGAAATTGATGCTTGGCGTCGCGTCATGGAATGGATGGACGATTGGTATGAACAAGGCTTAATTGATTATGAGTATTATCTTGAACAACGAAAAGATGCGCTCGATAATTATATAGAGGCTGAACGTGATGCGTGGGAAACTGAAGCTGATAATATTGAAAAAGCCTTAAATTATGTAGCTGAATTAGCTCAAAGAGAAATAGACAAACTCGAAGAGCAAAAAGATGCTATTAATGATAAATATGATGCTGAGATAGAAAAATTAGAGAAGCAAAATGAAGAAACTAATGAGCAGATAGAGCTTCAAGAAAAGTTGGATGCCTTAGCAAAAGCTCGTACTCAAAAATTGTATGTATATAAAGATGGACGGTTTCAATATATACAAGATACAGACGCTATTTCTGAAGCGCAAAAAGAGCTGGATAGATATAAGGCTGAAAAGGCTCTCGAAGAGCAAATAGAGCAGTTAGAGAAAAATAGAGACGAAGAGTTAAAAATTCTTGAAGAAAAAATTAAATATTGGCAGGATTATGTTGATGAATATGGTAGTGCTATTGACGAAGTCAATGATCTTCAAGATCGTTTATTAGCCGAACAAATATTAGGTATTAAACTTGAGGGAGATAATTGGGAAAAACGTCTTGGTAATTTACAGGATTATGTTGACCGATATATTCAACTCATGCAACAACTCAAAAACGAAAATTGGCAAACAGGGCAAGATGAAAATACAGTAGTATCTGGTCCAAATGCCGAAGGTGGAAGAGGGACTCCGGGTACTGCTTGGGTTCCTGGTGTCGGTGTTATAGATGTTGATATTAAGGATGGTAAAACACAAACTAAGGGATTACCTGTTGGCACAATAGTTTCAACTGCTGGTGGTAATTATAGAATTACAGGAGTTAATGAAGATGGTAGCTATCAAAGTGAATATGTTGGTGGCGGGAAACATTTAGATGTAGCTCCAGGCGGTAATGCTCCAGAAGGTGCTACTATTGGTGATATTATTCATACAGCCGGAGGAGATTATGAGATTGTACATCCATATACTCCTGGTGCTAAATATAATCCAATTAATGGTCTTTGGAGCAAATTAGTTGAAAAGAATGCTAAGGGTACTTTGTCTTCTAAAGGCGGTATGTCTCTTGTGGGAGAAGAAGGGCCTGAACTTAGGTTATTAAATACTGGGGATAGTATTCTCCCTTCTGATGTCACAAAGAATTTATGGGATTGGGGCAAAATGAATCCTATTGATCTTTTAAGCAATTTACCGACAGAAGACAAAGGATTCCAGCTTAATATGAGTAATGTAGATTTATCTTTCCCAAGTATTAAGAATAAAAATGACGTTCAAGAATTTGTTCAATCTTTAGTTAATTTTGCTTATCAGACAGCATATAAGAGGGGATAACTTCCCCTCTTATATTTTTAAGGGGAGTATATGGTTAATCTCAATAAAATTTTTATAGATGCTATTGAAGTATTAATTGATGCTAAAGTAAGAAAAAATACAACTCAAATATATACTGGATTAGTAGTATTAGAAGATGGAGAAAAGAAAGTAAAAGTAAAAGATAAAATTTACAAATTGCCTGTGTATGGAGGAAATATAGGAGATTTAGTTACAAATCAAACTGTTAAAGTATTTATACCTCAAGGGCAAATGAGTCAGGGTTTTATTTTAGCACCTAAATGATAAGGAGGTGGTTTCATGTCTTTAGCAACGCCTAATTTATTGTCTCAACCTACTTTTAACGCTTTGACTGGTGCTCCTTTTGGCAATTCAATACCCTTCCGCTTTTCAATAGCTGGGGGAGATGAGCCGGAAGGAAGTAAATTGTATGTGCAAGATATATCCAGTTCTGGCGATAATTATGTCTATCAGGGAACTTCAAAATTATATCCTTGGTATAAAGGTGACGGGATATATGAACATAGTATGCCTATTAATTCTATTTCCAATGAAAAACAATATCGGGCTTTTTTAACGACATATAATGATGATGGTACATCATCAGTTTCTAATACTATAGTATTTTGGGCAATATCTACTCCTGTGGTTTTAGGTGCTAATTATATTCAAGGTCTCAGTTACTCCAGTTATAATTTTATATTTAATTATAGCCCCGGCATTGGAAGTAAAGAATTATTAAAATCATATAATATAAAATTATATGATGAAAATGATGTTTTGATAACTTCGACCGGTGTTAAAACAGTATCATATTCTTATGTAGAGAATAGTGGAAAATATACTTTTAGTCGAACTTTTACAGGTTTACAAAATGGCCGTAGATATCATATTGACGTAGATATAGTAACGGAACATGATTTTATAGACACCTATCCGAATATTTTTGATTTTAGTGTTTATTATATAGAATCTGGAGTAGGAAGCGATGCTCTTCAACTAAATAATTTATGTGATGAAGGAAGAGTGGAAATAACTGTAAATTTAAGTTCTTCACCTGGTACAGGTGAGGGAGACATTGAGTATATTGATAATAAGGAAGCTGATCTAAGAACAAAGAATAAAAAGACCCCTTCTGTAACTTGGGATAAAAATATTGTTATTCCTGATGGATATGTTTTAAGAGTATGGGGAAGAGATTTTGATACTTATGAAACTATTGGTGGGGGTATACCTAATGTTTATAATATAATGTTGGAAAATGAAATAAAACAAGTTGGTATTTTTTATAATGAGGACAAGGAAGAAAATTTAGCCTGGTTTGAATTACATGCCGACAATCATCCTGATTTAACATCAATTAAAGATGTGCATGTTGTTTTTAGTGATGCAATACCTATTCCTAAAGATAAAGATCAGTTATTTTTATGGGTCAAATACGTAGATAATTTATTTGAATTAATTATAGAGAATTTAGGGGAACAGACATGATAGGACTTTTAGGATATAATTTTTATTCAGATGGAAATTCGGTTGATCCTCTTCCTTTTAGTCAAGGCGATGTATTTACTACTGTAAAAATAAAAGGCGGTATATATGATCGTTTAATAGTTTCTAAAAATACAAATATTAATTACACTAATGTCCCTCCTGATGGATGGGGAATAGATACTATTATGGATGCTCATTTTGATGGGACTTTAGATGCAGGAAGTTCGTTAGGTCAGATTTCATTTGCTGATGGAGTTCGGTTTAAGAGAAGAGTTAAGGGCGATTTTGATTGGATTACTATTCAAGATTTTCAGTTAAACCGCAGAGGAGAATATAATTTTCATTTTTATGATAATTTAGTTTCAGAAAATAATACTATTTATGAATATGCTCTTGTTCCTGTTGATACTTTTGGGCATGAAATGGAATATATTACGAATGAAATTCTTGTTAATTTTAGAGGAGTTTTTGTTTGTGATGTAGATAGTATTATTAAATTTTATAATGGCGTCAGTTATTCTACTACAATGCAGAATCGGCAAGTAGGAGTTTATCAAGTCTTTGGAAAAAAGTATCCAACAATTATTTATAATGGGACACCTAATTATCAAACGGGCGGTATTACAGGTAATATATTCCCTGATGGGTTTGAAAAAAATGGGATAATAAATCGTCGAGAAATTGTTGATAAAACTAATAGAATATTACAATTTTTGACTAATAAAAAGCCAAAAGTTATTAAAGATTGGAATGGAAATTCTTGGCTTGCTATTATTGTAGATTCTCCTTCTGTTGATTATAACGCAAGTTATGGTATGGGAATAACAACAGTAACTTCTTCTTGGACAGAAATAGGCGAACCAAATAATAGAGATGATTTATATAATAATGGGATGATTCCTTTGGAGTATTAATATGATAAGTCTTAGTCAAGCAGATTTACAGATATTAAAACAAAAGAATACTGCATTATATCTTAAAATTCAAATTTTATCTCTTGAATCTGGACAATATAAAGTGGACGATGAGATAAGTGGAAGTTTAATGGATTTATCAATAGATGTTGATGCAGATAGTGATTTAAGAAGAAGTTGTAATTTAACATTAATTGCAGTAGATGATAAATTCAATGCAGAACCAGGAAGCAATGTTTGGTTAGATAAATATATAAAGATATTAGTTGGATATAATAATATACTCACTGGAGAGATACAATGGTATAATCAAGGTATATTTATGGTTAATGCTCCTTCATGGACTTATGATGCTACTACCAATTCTTTGTCATTGCAGGGATTAGATTTAATGGCAAAAATGACTGGATTAAGGAATGGATATTTACCTGGTGTTCCTACTCTTATTCCAGAAGGTAGCAACGTAAGAGATGCTATTATTGCAACTATTAAATTAGCAGGATTTGAGCAATATGTTGTAGAAGAGTGTAAGAATGTTGATGGTGTAATTCAAGAAGTTCCTTATGATATACAAATAGATAGGGGCGGGACTTTGTATAATTTATTGGAAGAACTTAGAGATATTCTTCCTAATTATCAAGTTTATTTTGATATAGATGGTATATTTCATTATGAATCTATTCCCGCTGATGAAGATGAACCGATAACAATGACTGATTCAATTTTGCAAGATGTATTGATTGGTGAAGATGTAAATACAGATTTTGAATCAGTGAAAAATGTTATAGAAGTTTATGGAAGAACTAACGAAGTAGATTATTATTGTGAAACTCCTGAGATAAAGAGTATTAGATATGAAGGTGCTAATGTTAATGTTTTAACATTGCCCAACTCTGCTGGACCAGAGGCTTATGATTATAATGAGACATTGGGATTTATCGCTCCTTCTGGTTCTGGAAATTTTGAATTTGTATCTATGAATGCAGATGGATCACAGCCTAAATCTTTAGCTGATCCTAACGGTACTATTATTAGGTCGCTTTCTGAAGGAGAGTATTATGTAATTCAATTTAGGCATGAAGAGCCTCCGTATATTTTGTTGGGACATGACCAAGTATATGCTATTGCTAAAGATTTGAATGTGAATAGTCCTTTTTATGTGTATGGGTCTATTGGTGAAATTCGCAAAGTGTGTTATGGTGGAGAATATGATAATATCATAAATGATGATTTAGCTTTGCAAAGAGCAAATATAGAGCTTTATTGGGCAACAAGATTAAATGATAGTATTACTTTATCTACTTTGCCTATTCCTTGGTTAGATGTTAATATTTTATTTACTCATACAGCAAGAGGACAAGAAGAAAAAAAGTACATAATAAAATCTTTTTCTGTTACTTATTCTGATTCTGTATCTATGAATATTAATGCTATTACGTTTTATCCATATTATACAACTTCTAATAGCAATCAATATATTTATTTAGATATAACAACAATGTATGAAAAAACGCCTATACAAGTTTTAGATACAGGAGGAGTATTAGTTGCTTCCGGGACTACTGAGAATTATAAATTAAATTTGCAATTATCAAACGCAGGGAATTATTATGTACGTTATTTAAATCAAAGTGAGTTATGGGCTTATCGTCAAATTGTTGTTGATAAACCAGGCACATATACTCTTGATTTATCTTAAAAAGGAAGTGAAAATATGACTGTTTTTCCTGATGAAATACAAACTTTTGAGACGTTGCAAAATATAACGGCAGAAGATGGAGAGTTGATTCAACAATATCAATCTGCTATGAGCCGTGGAGATATAGAGGCCGCAAATGAGTTTTTGGAGCAAATTCCCGATCATCAGAAAAAAATAATTACTGCTGATTATTTTAATACAATGAATGATACTTTAAATGCTATTCAAAAATATACTTTGAATTGGTATACGATTGGATATGTAGTATCTCAAGAAGAGCCGGAGGGATTACAACCTGGTGATTTTTGGTTTCAAATAACTGGAGAAGTTACGTAAAAAGGGATAATTTGTATATGAAATATTCAGAAAGAAGCCAAGATATTCATAAGAATGATAGAGAAATATGGCAAGAATTTAAGAATAGTTGGGACCGTTTTCAGTATTCAAATGCTTTGAATCAATTACAAAATGCACAATTTGATACAAAGAAAATGGTTGCGGAAACAATAAACAGTATTACTACTAAAATAGTTGCAGTAGAAGAAACTGTTAAACCTCAAGATAAGCCTGATATTATAAAGGTAAGCACTGAGCCTCCTGCAGACATAAAAACAGGAGATGTTTGGTTTCAAGTAACTGGCGGGGAAATTGCTCAGGCATATACTTTCGATGAAGTAACGGCATTAAGCAAAACATTTGCTGATATTGATAAATTAGGATTGACTTGGGCACAAGCTGATGAAGGAGGTTGGTAATTATGAGTGATGTAGTTAGAGCATCAGAACTGTCAACAGGTGATAATGACATAACTGCTTATGTAGGCACAGATCAATTTACTATGGCTATTTTCAATAAAACTATAAGTGAAATGAATACTGCTTTAAGTCAGAGAGCAGAATTGTCTGGTGGAAAGATACCTGAATCTTATTTACCTTATAAGATCATTTTGCATGGTAACGCTTCCAGTTTACCAGGGGTTACTAATGGCGCTATTTTGATTGCTTATGATGCTTAAAGGAGAGATATAATGGCTAATTTTGCAAAACCTACTTCTGCATCATGGGTTGGGCCTAATGGGTTTAATGATGGGGCGAGAATACAAGTTAGAGGAACAAGTAATTATTATATTTATATAGGTGGTTCTTTTACTAATTATCGTTATTGGTATAAAGGAAGATTGTCTGGAAGTTCTGGATATGTTACTTTAGATGCCTATCCAGAAAAAAGCTCCTTAGAATTGCAAATTGTATTATGTGATACATATTATGATACAGCTATTACTGTTGGTAGCGCCAGTTATGTATATTATTTAGATTTACCTAAATATGCTGCAACAGTATATTATAAAGGATTTAGTAGTTCTAAGTTACTTAACAGTCTTGACAATCCAAACTTGCGTAGTGAATGCACATTAGTAGGATGGAATTTAATTGGCGCCTCGACTGATTCCAGCAGGAATGGTATTTATGATGCTCACATGGAATTTTTGAATAGTTGGGCTACAGCTAATAGACAGACCTTATATTGCATATATAGTCAAGAAGATGAAACTTCTACAAGTACAAGATATTATTATAGAGGCAATAGTACTCGACGATCTGTGACAGCATACGAAAAAAAAGAAACTTCTTATATTTATGGTAAAGGTGTATATGAAGAAGGAGATGTTTCGACCACTTATGGATCAGTGACTACTTCTTGTGCGGCAGATAGCACTTATGAATTTCAGGGATGGGCAACAGAAGACGGAACCACCGATTTTTATTATACAGACTATGAACGGGCTTATAATGCTGGCTACACCACTCTTTATGGGGTTTATTTTAAAGGTGGGGGGACTACTACCGACACAAAATATTATTATAGAGGAAGTAGTTCAAGACAATCTGTTTCTGTTTCTACAAAGACGACTGATGCGTATTATTATGGAAGAGGAGATCATGATGGTGGGCATGTAATGTCTACTGATTATGGAACTGTTAATACTTCATGTTTATCTGATTCTTCCTATTCTTTTCAGGGATGGAGTATATCGTCGTCAAGTAGCTCTGTAAGTTATACAGACTATAAACAAGCCTACGGCGCTGGCTACACCACTCTTTATGGGGTTTATAAAAAACAAGAGCAAATGGTTTATTATCCTCAAAATGGTGGAACTACTGTTAGTAGTAGTAGTAGTACAAATTATTATTATGGCACCGGAACTAAAACTAATAATATTCCTACTGAGCCTTCATTGTCTTATGCAGATCATATATTGTTAGGATGGTCTACTACTTCTTCTGGTTCTTATAAAACATGGGTGGAACAATGGAATAATAATGTAAGAACTGTATATGCTATTTGGCAAGATACTTCATCAGATGATAACAATGTATATGTAGGAGTTAATAATAAATGGGTTAAAGGTACTGTTTATTATGGCGTTAATGGTGCTTGGAAACAATGTATCGTAAAAATAGGATCAAATGGAGAATGGAAATAAATGTCTAAATATAATATTACAATGAAACAAAAGAATGATTCTGATTATGATGAATTATATCCAGAATCATTAGATACTCAAATTAAATTAAGTAAAGA